ATGTATAAAAAAATGCTTTGCAGTTTATTGATAACTGGCATTACAGTAGGACTTTTAACTGGATGTGGAGGTTCAAACGACAAAAAGGATGTGAAAGCCACATCTGGGGATAAAAAGATTGAACAAACAGTTGAAAAGAAAACTGAAGCGCCTAAAGCTTTGACTCTTCAAGATAAAGTTAAAATTGAAGATGTACAAAAATTCGGGGTTAAATTTCAGTATCAGAAACAGCCAGGCCTTGGCTTGAGCTTTAAAGTCATCAACAATACCGATAAAATATTGAGTGGTGTTCAACTTCACATAACTGTTAAATCACAATTCGGTGATGAACTAAGAAAATTAAATTGTGACATTGATAAAGATATCCCGGCACATGGGTATGTGATTTTTAATGCAGATAAACGGGGTGGCTGGGAAACCAACCAATTTATGAATAACGAAGTGAAAGCGGCAGAGACACCTGCTGAAAAATTAAAGTTTGATTTTTATGTAAATAAAATAGTTTATAAAGACGGAACTATTGAAAGCGCGGGTAAGTAAATACTGAGAATGTACTCACATAGGTAAGAGAATTGAAGATGGTTTCACCATTGGGCCCCCCTGTTGTAAGCTGAATTTTTAACAGAACCTGTTCGTGCGTACGTCCCAGTTTTCCGGTGCGCATGCGGTACACGGCAGGTTCTATTTTTATTTGCATTTCAGTACTATTCTGTTATAATGAATGAGGAACACTTCTTTAGCAAGCACGATCGCAGAACCAGATCCACCTTTGATACTGGTATCTGTCGAAAGCAGACCGCAGGTGGTAACGGTCGATGGGCGGGCGGAGCCATCGTAAAGAATATTCCAAATAATGCTTTAGCATATACGTTCGGCGATGCAACGCTACTGCTTTTGTTTGTATCGTCAAGAAGCATGTCATAAGTAGCGGTGACAGGTAAGCGTGCGGACTTACCATAAAGCATTAAAAACAGTGGTTTCCCCATTATGACGAAAACGTGTAGGCATGATGGCGGTAGCGTTGGATGAATCGTAACCTTCACCGGCAGCACAAACCATTGTTGACTTGGTTTATCGGATGTAGGGACCTTCTCTTGTGTGGCGCCAACGTTATTGTTGCCTTGAGTAGATACCGCACTGTAGTTGGTAACAGTGGCAGCACCTAAGCCCGGGCTGTAGTAAACCAGGTTTTATGTCATAAAAGCCTTTCATGGCAGCCCCTAATTGCCAATTAGGTACGCACCGCAGTGAAAGGCTTTTATTTTTTTTGAATTTTTTTTAAAAACAGGTTCCGCTTTTTCGATTTTTGTTGACTTACTGTATTGGGAATGGAAATTCCCGCAATATGGTAATCTGTAAATTTTTTAAAAAAAGGTTCCGCTTTTTCATTTTTTGCCGGATTACTATATTGGGAACGAGAATTCCCCAATACGGTTATCAGGGAGGGCGATGAACATGAAAAGCAAACGCCGGCGCCGAATGCGTAAAATGGCTTCTGAAAGAGTTTTAATGGACGGGTATGGTCAGGAGTACCATATCGTTGAGAAACGGCTTCCAGGACGGCGTAAAAGTGTTTACGATACATATGTTGTAAGGCAAAAGAGGACGGGGAGAGATTACCTGGTTGAAATCATGCTGCAGTGGCTTATCAGGCTGGTAGCCAGTATGCTGCCGGTGGGGGATTGGAATCTTTCAGAGTGGTGTTGAATGTGTTTAATGGCAGTTTTCAAAAAAGTATTTATTGCAACACAATTTGCTGGTATAATTATAATATATCCCTATGTATAGAAATGCTAAAGGGGGGCGACTTATGCACAGCGAAAGCGAAGCAATAGGAATTACTGTAACACTTCTTGATGGAACTATAGATGGTCGTTATGAATACCGTCTTGATTCATGGAATATTGACGTCTATAAGATTCCACATAAATTGTTGAAGGAATCGGATAACTATAAGGTGTTGCACACTCCGGGAGTTTACTTGTTATTTGGTGAGGAAACGACGGAAGGTGCCCCGTTTGTATATGTTGGAGAGGCTGAAGATATTTATGTTAGATTAAATCAAAAGCATACTTTTGAAAAGGGTGCAAATAAAGAGGTCTGGGATGATGCTATTATACTTGTGGCTTTAAGTGCTGGTGATCTTGATAAGGCAAAGATAAAATACCTTGAGGGAAGATTTTATGAGATTGCTTCAGAAGCTAAACGATTTGTTGTAAAAAACGGGAATACACCAAAAATATCACAATTATCAAAGCAAAACATAAATGCTATGGAAAATTTGATTAAGAAGGCAAAACTTATTCTTCCGACTACTGGCTATGATGTTTTTACTGCAAAGAGTGATTCAGTTAAGCCACCCAAGGTACAACCACAGCCAAAACCCAAAAAGAAGCAGGGCAAAATTGTTGATTTGCCACCACTTCCAAGCAAAGAATTGGGGCCGTGTGAGTATGCAAAAACTGGTCTAGAGAACCTTTTAAATAGCGGATATACTTTTTCAGAAGCACAGATGAAACGATATGGTTCTATTGAGGGGAGCAAAGATTTTACTCATAGAAATAATCCCATGTTTTGGGTATTAAAAAACGGTGAAAAAAGAGCTGATTTAGACAAAACGATAACTGATCGCTATTGGGCAAAGGTGTTTCAGTCTGGGGAATATAGATTTTTGATGTTTTCCCAATGGTATAAAGATAATATTTCTGGATCCCATAAATCAGATTTTGACAATTGGTATAACACTTTAACTGAAAAATAGCAGCCGGTACGCCTAAAAACAGTAAATCCCTGCCAACCGCGTTAATGATGGATTGGCAGGGATTATTATTTTGACTCTGTGATAAAAACATATTATAAAACTATTTTTACGACTATTTTTCTTTTGTAATTTTAAGAAGTTGTTTACCCATACGGGTTATCAACGGTACTACCAATGCGTTACCCATACAAAAGTACCGGAACTTTTCTGGCATACCTGTATCCGTCCAGTTATCGGGGAATCCGTTTAGACGTTCGCATTCCACCGGGGTGAGGAAGCGGAACTTGCCTGTCTTGGGGTCAGCAATGATATGCGTAGAACGGTTGGTGCTGGATTCACTGGTGAGCATGGTACGGCTCGGCCTGTCCAACGGATCCGGGAAGGCGATGGGTCCTTCAGAGAACGTATAGCTGTGGCCGTTGGCGGCGGTGCGCTCGATTTTCTTCGCACCTTTCATGTATTCCCATTTGGCAAGATTGTCGCCTAAGAAATACTTATCATCCACACCATCGGATTCCACTATATCCGCCAGGGTCTTTTGTTTATGCGGGTATGGAGTGGTCGTGGATGTGTAGACCCTGCCGTTCAACATAAGGCCCGTGTTTTCAAATTCTGCTTTGAAATTATTGGAAATATCAACAAGGTCGATGTAGTCGTTTCCGTCGGCCTTCGTTTTCAAGTCAAATTCATGGACGATGTCATTGCCCCTGACTTTGAACTGGTCGGCGAAGAAACCGGTCTTGTACATCACGCTTCTGACGCTCTCATCCGCTGATTTGATGACGGCCGAGTACCATTTGGTGGTCTTCCTTGCTGCAAAGATGAATATACGTCGCCGACGTTGGGGATAGCCATATTCAGCAGCGTTGATAACACGCCATTCTGCATAATATCCTTGGTCGTATAGGCAGCGCAGGATGATGGCAAAGTCTCTGCCGCGTTGTTTTGCAGGTGATTTTAGGAGCCTATCGACATTCTCAAGCAGGACATAATCCGGTTTACGTTCGCTGATGATATCGTTGATGTACCACCACAGCACACCTTTTTTCCCTTCGATGCCTTTGGCTCCGCCTGAATGTGCCACGGAGTAATCTTGGCAAGGGAAGCCGCCTACCAGCAGGTCTACGGCAGGACAGTCCTTTTTTGCTATAGCTATATCTTCGTTGCTGTTCGTCAATGACGGGCCGAAGTGCTTGTCATAACAGTCAAATGCATACTGAACCTTTTTTCCTGGTTCCCATTGGTTCGCCCAGATTGTTCGGAAGCAGGTAGAAGCTTTTTCAAGCCCGATGCGGAACCCTCCTACACCGGCGAACAGTTCTGCTACAGTGATATCTTTCATTATTTCTTGTTCCTTATTTATTTTCAATTATGTGTAAATGTTATATAATTATTTTATATTGATGAGAAGTGTGCGGCTCATTATATTAATTCTAAACTCAATACTTTTGCGTTTGAGATTACAGGGACGGACGGAAATCCAGGCTGGTTGATTAAAGATGGTATGTTGACAGATTATTATATATTAATATGGGTTCATGCTAACGAGAAGAAGTATCCGCCGCAAGAAAAGGGCTGGACTAGGTATTATGAAACGGCTCAAATTGAAGATGTTGAATACATAACTTGCTGCTTTATACAAAAAGAAAGGCTGATTAAGTATTTGGAAAATAAGGGATTAGATAAAACCTGTCTTTATGAACAGGCTAAGATGATGAGAGAAAAGAAATGCACAACTGACGAAAAGAACGGTTATTGGTTTACATATAGTTATAAAAATTTAAGAGAAGGTCCTGTAAATATACTTATCCCTAAAACGGAACTTCAAGCTTTGGCAACTAATAAGCATGGTTGTTTTTGTCATAGAGTTAATGCTCCCAAAACAGAAGATGAAATTGTATTAAGTGATTATAACGGGTAGAATTCTTTGCTTGTGTTGCAATAAACCGTTGTTATTCTTAAATCAAGGAGAGTATCATGGCCGGCTATTTGATGAATATGAGCAATTGGGGATCCATTGAATCGTGCGTAAAAGATGGGATTTATAGTACATGGTTTCCAAAGTTGAGAGGTTCCTATTTTGGCATCGCAAAGGAAGCTACATTCGCTGATTACCTTTCGATGAAACCGGGCGACAACATTTATTTTTTCAATGACCGAATCATCTACGGAATTGGCGAGTTGGTGGATATCCAGGGTGATTGTAAGTTCCTTTCGCATATCGGCGCTGACTTACCAAAGAACTTGTCTGGGGCGGATCTTGAAGAAGCACGACCTTTGTTGCCTTACGATCAGGAATATAGCCGTTGTTTCTGTGTGTTCAAGCCGTCACCCCTGTTCTTCACCGAAGGGGTGGACATGGATGAGGCCCTGAACAGCAATCCCCAGGCCTTTCGTATTCTCCGGGCGATGTGGAAAGTATCGTTTATCAAGATGGGCGATGAAGAAAACAAAGCCTTATACGATATCATACTGAAAAGGAATGAAGATAATCTTGTTAAACAGAACAACTATCTTCCTCATGACCCGTCTTTTATTGAGAAACTTGAATGCACAGATTTAAGCCCTTATCATTTTCACTGCAAAAACATCCTTAAATCCGTTGATACCGCAGAGGGATGGGTTCGGCATGAGATGGCGTTGGAGGCTGCCGTTGTAGATACGTTGGCGACTAACGGCAATACTGTTTTAGGAGAATGGGACTATATCTCCCACCAGGTTATAGCATCCCCGTTTAAGCCGGTTGATTATATGGATAAAATCGACGTTTTTGGCTACCGGTACATCAAGGGGTATAAGACAAAATCAAAATTCCTGATTATAGAACTGAAGAAGGACAATGCTACGAAGGAAGTCATTTGGCAAGTTATGAAATATGTGGACTGGGTTCGGAAAGAGTATGCCAATGATGACTACGGAATGATAGAAGCGTTCATAATCGCATACGGGTTCCCAGATGATGTGATTGAGGAACGCAACAAATGGGCGGTCCGGCAATACATCACCGGTCTACGCCCCGTAAAGCACTCAACATGGACAAACCTCCGTCTGGTACAGTACCGCAGCTATGACGGGGAATTAACATTAGAGGAAGTGGCTCCGATTGGATAGGACTGAAGCGATACGAAAAACAATGCAAGGAAATACCAGGTCAGATACATCTATTGAAATAATGTTTCGCAAAGCGTTGTGGCGCAAGAATATACGTTTTAGGAAGAATGTTAAATCCATACTAGGTTCTCCAGACGTCGCAATAAAAAAGTATCGCCTTGTAATATTCTGCGACGGCGACTTTTGGCACGGCAAAAGTTATCATGGTGTTAAAAGCCATGAGCGTTTCTGGAACGAGAAGATTAAGAGGAATCAGGAGCGCGATTTAGAATATACAATTCGGTTGCGTGATGAAGGTTGGACTGTTCTGCGGTTTTGGGAAAGCGAAATCCGAGATGACTTAGATGGATGCGTAGCAACTGTGATTGAAACAATACGAAAGCAGAGATGACCGAACTTAACATTCTTGTTTTTATTGGCATTATCAATAAGGAGGAGTCATAATAATGCCGTTGAAGTATGCCGAGTTTTGTACCGGTGTCGGTGGGTTTAGACTTGGAATAGAACAATCTGGAGTAGAGGCTGAACTCGTATACGCCAATGAAATAGATAATAACTGCGAGAAAACATATATTGCAAATTTTGGAAGGAAATTTGACTCAAAGGACATATTTGATATTCAGCCAGACAGACTTCCTGATTTCGATATGTTCTGTTCCGGTTTTCCTTGTCAGCCTTTTTCGGCTGCAGGAAAAGAACTTGGGTTTAATGATGAACGTGGAACAGTATTTTTCAAGCTCTTGTCTCTTATTGAAGTAAAAAAGCCAAAGGTTGTTTTTTTGGAAAATGTTCCCAATCTGATTCGGCATGATAAGGGAAACACTTATAAAGTAATCACTGATAGCCTTAGAATGCGAGGATATACTTTGTCTGCCAAAATACTTGACAGCTCATACTTTGGCGTCCCACAAAGCAGATCTAGGATATATATTGTCGCACTAAGGTCTGATGCTTATGGAAATAAAACAATTGATTTTACTGAAAAGCGGACTGGAAGAACTGCTTTCAGACCGTTTATCATACAAGGAGATTATTCAATTCCAATCACAAAGAGATGGGAAGAATATATTGACTACTATCTAGGCAAAAAGCCAATAGAAGAAATGTCATTTGAAGTCCCTAAAAGTAGAAGAAGCTTAGAACGGATTGCAACTAATTGTGATTTAGAAGATTGTGTGTTTCAAGTTAGGTCTAGTGGAGTAAGAGCGCTCTCTATTGATGCTCCGCTACCAACGCTTACAGTTTTGAATTCAGGAGGTGGAGCCCATATTCCGGTATTATCTAAAGAACGCCGCCATTTAAGTATCAACGAAATGAAACGGATTATGGGCTTTCCGGATTCATTTGATTTTACAGCAGTTTCCAGAACTGATGCTGCTAAACAATTAGCTAATGCCGTATGTCCACCTGTGATTTCATCAATAATTCAGGATATTGATAAGGCAATTAACTAATAATTAAGGAGAGAGTATTTTGGCTACGGATAAGACAAACATATATCTTCAAAGATTAAATTCATTTGGTAAAAAGGTACAGTATAAATTTAACTGTATCAGCTTATTCAGCGGGGGCGGGGGGTTGGATCTTGGTGCCCACTTTGCTGGATTTAAGACACATTTGGTAAGTGATATTATTCCGGCGTATACAGATACTATAAAAGCGAACTTACCTCATGTTTTTGCTTATAACGATGATGCGATGGAGTTGACACCAGAAAAAATCAGGTCTTTATCAAATATTGATGGGGATATAGATTTAATTATTGCGGGTCCTCCCTGTCAGGCATTCAGCATCATGGGGAAACGGAAATCTTTGGACGACCCGAGAGGAAGATTGACAATTAAATATTTTCAGCTTGTTTCTGGCTTAAGACCAAAAGCGTTTTTGTTTGAAAATGTTCCGGGCTTAATGACCGTGAATCATGGAAAGGATTTTAGCAACCTGCTTGCGTTTATTGAAAAAGAAACGGGATACCAGATTTTTAAGACCAAACTAAATGCTGCCGACTTTGGCATCCCACAAGAAAGAGAAAGAATCTTCATAGTGGGTTTTAGGCCTGATGTGTATTGCGATTCTTTTGCTTTTCCGGAAAAAGCGACGGGTGTATATCAAAATCAACTGACAGATAAAATGCCAAGCAAGTATGCCTTAGAAAACATAAAGGAATTACCGAACCAGGTGATAAGAGTTCATACAGAAACTGTTAAGAAACGGTTTGCTGCAGTTCCGCAAGGTGGAAGAGATAGGGGCTCTTATTCAGATAAATTAAGGCCGGAAATGCCGTCTGGTACAGTTATGATTGGATCATCAGCTGGTGGAGCAAGACCGTTTATTCATCCATATGAGCCAAGAGCTTTAACTGTGAGAGAAACTGCTCGTTTGCAAAGTTTTCCTGATTGGTATGTTTTTTTGGGGTCGAGGACAGAGCAGTATCGTCAAGTGGGAAATGCAGTTCCACCGTTGTTAGCTTACGAAATTCTGACTGCAATAGGAAAAGTTTTGGAGGAGCAAAATGTATCCTGATATTCCTTATGATGGCCTCTCTTGGCCGATAACACAACACGCAGGGGTACTTTCCAAAGATGTTGTGGATGGTTTGCTAAATGCTTGCCTTCTTTGCAATAGTGAAGAGGTTAAAGCAGAAATCATCAACGAATATTTGGTTCAAAATGGGATTCTAACTATGAATGTACGGGCTGACAGCAACCAAGTTGATGCTTGGAGAGATTATCAGCAAATCTTGAGTGAATTTGGCATGATTTACTCCACGCGTATCTCGAAGGTTATCAGATTAACTCCTGTTGCAATGGCTTATTTGTCGCATCGAATATCTTACGAAGAGATGATTGCTTTACAGGTTTTGAGATACCAGTATCCTAATGGTCACAAGTCGCAGTTAAGCCCGTCATTGAAAGAAAGCTACGGGCGCGAATTCAATTTTGATACATTTACTGAGATGCAGGAAGAGTGTGGAATTCTTATTAGACCGGCTGTGATGGTTTGGCAAATATTGTATGAGCTGTGGCAGAGAGGTGAACAAGCGGTATTGTCTCTCGATGAAATGCAGAGGTACGTCGTGCGCTGCTTGAAGCATACGGATTTAAAAGCTTGCTGTGCATGTATACTACAAAGTCGTCATGCAGGAGAAGATCTTCCTGCGCTTACCCGGGCGAGAAGGAATATGTCTGATTGGCTTAAAATAATGAATCAAACTCCTTTATTTAAACTTAATACTAATGGCAATGTTATTACTCTATCAAGCGTTTCTATTAGAAGTGCCAGTCTAATTGGTGATATATGCAAACAGATGTGTAATTCGCAGACATTCTGGTTCTTTAAAAAGGATAGCTTTAAAAAGGATTGGTTTGATTTCTATGGGGACTTTGATCATAACACAGACTGGATTATCAAATTATAAGAGAGGGGAATTATTTATGGAAGACTTGTATGTAAAAGCAGCAGAAACAGTAAGAAATTATATAAAATTAACTCACTTTTCCTTTTCGGCATCAATAGAAGATATACAACAGGCGTACAAGTCATTTCAAGAAAGATTTGGTCCTGAGCAATTGAAAGCATTGCCTGATGCAGAGCTTTTGAGAAGTATGTTTCTGTCTGTAGAAGGAGATAATACAAGCCTCTGCTATTATCTTGAATTCGATTCTAAGATTAAAAGTTATTTTGGCAGTATATCAGGAGGGTCCTCTTTTAAATATGGACTATTTCAGCGACAGGAAGACAATCAGTGGGTAACTGGTGCTCCCTCTAGTCCAGAAGTGCTTTCGGAGGAGGATGCTCTGAGGCTAGGCAAGCAGATTAGAGATTCAGTGATTGCTGGATGCGATTTAATTGGTAAAAGTAATCTTGTATCTATTGAGGAATATGCTGCCTTGGACAAATCTCTGAACGAAATAATGGGAAAAATTTCTGGTTTTGCGTGGGTTCAAAAATATTTTCATATGATTTTCCCAGACAAATTTGTCAGTTGGTATGTTTCCTCCTGGATTGATCATTACCTCCTTGCCTTTGGTATAAAGCCTGAAGACAAACAATACGTCAAGAACGGTCAGCTAAATCTCATTCGTAAACATACAGAATTGCCAGCTCCTCATTTTGGTGAGGTGTGTTATAAAATGTTTGGCAATGTTAGACATTTCTATAGGTTAGGCTCCTCGGATGATTCAGGAAATTATGCTGATGAATGGCGTAGCAAAGGACTTGTGGCTATTGGATGGAACGAAACGGATGATTTAGTTGAGTACCTTAAGAATGGTTCTATTGACAAAAAAGAATTAGCCACGAAGCTTGCTTCTCTATACCCAAGCATGGATAAAAAAACCGCTTCTCGAAAAGCGGGTGAAATGAAAAGATTCTATGAAGCAGCTAATACCGATATATTTGTCGTTATGGATGGTGAAAAACTTATAGCTATGGTAGACGCTATAAGTCCATATTTCTATGATGATTCTGAACACATGGCGCATTGTAGGCGGGGCTCTTGGAAAATGAAGTTTACTGATGGAGAAAAACTGCCAGAGTCGGAGGGTCAGTTGACTACCTGCTATGAATTGACAAAAGGGGCAAATCGTCTGTTTTTATATAAAAAATATTTTGATGCTTTATCAACAGAAGGAATCCAAAACAGTATGACGGATCAAAGTACTGTAGTTTATAAGACAAATCTAAAAACGGACTTCGAGCTTAACAGGATTTTGTTTGGCGCTCCTGGCACTGGAAAGAGTTATTTGCTAAATTCTGAGCGAATAAAATTGTTAGGTGAAAATAATGAGGCTGATTATGAGCGTGTAACGTTCCATCCGGATTATGCATATGCAAATTTTGTTGGCACATATAAACCGGTACCTGCTGGTGATGTGATTACTTATGAGTATGTACCCGGTCCCTTCATGCGTGTTTATGTAAACGCCCTGAGAAATGGCAGAACGGCTAACGTTCGTCCATTTCTGCTCATTATTGAAGAAATCAATCGTGCGAATGTTGCAGCGGTTTTTGGTGATATTTTTCAGTTACTCGATAGAGATGACGATAATGTCAGTGAGTATCCGATTCAGGCGACAGAAGATATGAAAAAATACCTCGCGAAAGAACTCGGGGGTGATAAAGAAGATTTCAGTAAAATACGCATTCCAAACAATATGTTTTTGTGGGCAACGATGAATAGTGCGGATCAGGGTGTATTCCCTATGGATACAGCATTCAAGCGGAGATGGGATTTTACTTATATAGGAATCAATGATGGAGAGGGCGGGATTGCCGGTAAGACAGTAACCCTAGGGAAAAACGACAATGCTCGTATTGTTGAATGGAATAGTTTTAGAAGGGCAATTAATGAATGCCTAAGTAGTTTTAGAATCAATGAAGACAAACTACTCGGGCCGTACTTCCTCTCGCGTAAAGTTGTTCCACAGGATTCTGAAATAATACCAGAGATTTTTATCAATGCTTTCAAAAACAAAGTTCTAATGTATTTGTTTGATGATGCAGGAAAGCAAAAGCGTTCCTCCTTGTTTGCTGAAGATGTGGATTCGACTAAATACTCAGAAGTTTGCAGGGCATTTGAAACAAAGGGTATATTTGCTTTCTGCACAGAAATTAGTTCTGCTGTCAATGCGACTATACCTGATGAAAGGGAGAAACAATGATTTCTAAGTTTCTACGTGAGCAAAAAAGATATTCGCAAAGGGAACTTTGTGCAATATTTGAATGTTCTGAAGAAAAGGTTGTCCCTATAATCCGAAAGCTAAAAGAATTTGGTGTTTTTAAAGCTGTAAGAGCTACCGACACGCAAAGAAGTATGTCGGAACTTCTTGAAGAAGATATTGAGGTTGCTGATGTTGAAACCGGTGAAGACGAATACTTGTATGTATTAACCTTTGTTGGGGTTATTACAGTGGCTGGTCGTGTTTTAAAGTGTTATCCCAAGTATTTGCTTCATAATTCCGAACCGAAGAAAGAGCTTCACCAGATTATAAAGGTTCTTCAAAAGTTTAATAAAAAAGAACAAATCGTTAGAGTGTTTAATAACTCAAGCGTGGATCATGCATTTAATCTTTTGGCGGTGCTTTTGTTTTTTCTGACCGATTACTATGAAAATGGTTCCTATACAAATACTGAAGATATTGTACAACACAATGGATCAGGAGAAATACTTTGGGATAAAACCATAAACGAGACGTTTATGTTTTTGAGTGATAATCGACCATATTATATTGATCTGCAGACAAAAAAGCGTATTGAAGATAATTACGATTACTTTAAGCGACTGCATGAATGCATTTTGACTACTGCATCAAAAGAACTTCGTCAAGCTGATTTGTTGGAAATATTTGAAATTACAGAAGTTAATCTTTCGGATGAGCTCTTAGATGATTTTGGCGATAGAGACTATATTTTAAGCAGAATCGAAAAAGAGCTGAACATTCAGTTCAATACACGAAAACAAATCCTGCTTAAAACTATTTATGCTTACATTGCTCATAGTGGGAGTTTGTATGATACAGATTGTTTGTCTATGTTTGGCACTAATAGTTTTAGCCTTGTTTGGGAGAGGGTATGTGCGGATATATTGGACAACAAACTAGATGCTCCCTTATCATCTTTGCGGTTACCGGTTCCCTTAAGACCAGAATATTATCCAAGCTCGAAACTAATAGATTTAATAGAGAGGCCTTTATGGACTATAACGGGAAAGACTTCTGTAGATACACTTATACCAGACTTGATAACTATTGTGGAAAAGGACGACAAGAAGATTTTCGTTATATTTGACGCAAAGTATTATAATGCTTTGCTTGAGCCAGGCGTTCAACCAAGGGCACACCCTGGTATTGAATCAGTCACAAAACAGTATTTATATCAACTTGCCTATCAAAAGTTCATAAAGGATCATCAGTTTGCGTACGTTAGGAACTGCTTTCTAATGCCTACCGATGGAGATAGGGTGATTAATAAGGGTGCAGTGTCTTTACAAATGTTAGACAATTTAGACCTACAAAGAATTCAGGTCAGACTGATTCCTGCTCAGATGGCATTCCGATTATATTTAGCTGAAATGAAACTGAATCCTGAAGGCCTTGATTTGTAACTATGACACAACTGATTCTGGGGGGAGCAACTTACTTCATAAAATGAAACGCTTTCTTGGTAAATCCCATATCCAAAGCGTAGTAGAAATACCGGGCAGCGATGGAGCTGTATGGTTTCCATTTTTTGCATCGTTTTATAATGGACGCCGGCTGCAAATCTTTCGTTTTGTATAACCATGCGTATGTCTGCAGAAAGGCCACATCCTCGTAGGGAAGGACATCCATCCGATTCAGTGTAAAAATTAAAAACATCTTTGCTGACCAGGTACCGATGCCGCGCAGGTGCGTCAGTTCCTTCATCACTTCATCATCCGACATTGTAGGGAAGTTGGAGAAGTCGAGGCTGCCGTCTGTAGCGGCTTTTGCTATGCCCAAAACATTATCGGCTTTCGCATATGAAAGACCGGCACCCCGTAATTGTTCCCTGTCAAGTTTCAAAAGATTCTCCGGCGTTATGGATCCACCACAAAGAGCGGCAACCCTGCCGCCGATGACATGGGCGGCTTTGTTGGACAGCATTTGATTGATGATGGAGCGTACCAACCGGGCGAAGCAGTCAGGCTGGGTTCTGTATTCAATTTCGCCAACCATATCTATCAGCTTTGCCAGCCTCTTGTCCTTTTTGCAGAGATACTGGATGGCGGGGTGCTGGGAATTAAGGATTTGCACTTCTGCCATAGTGGTGTTCTCCTGTCGCACTTTTTTACATTATAACAAAAAATGGCCTATCAAAACTACAAGTTCTTATTACATTTACATTCTTCTGTTTTCTGTGGATAACTTTCATCTGAATAGCCAATATGATATAATTATAGTAGAATGTTTGTTCTATTACAATTTTCTTTTTTGATGGGAGGTATGGATGACAAAAAGTAATCTTTCATTTCAAGAATACGTTTCCAAACGGTTTGACAATGCAATTTTCAACTCTTTGGCAGCCCATGTTGAAAATGCAAGAAATAACGATTTTGACCGCCTTCGCCTGCGGTTACGCAGAATACGAAGAGTAGGCGATGTTGAACTTTATGATACGAAGGTATTGCGTGTTGATGCCTATGACCTTCCGGGCAGCAAGGTTGGCTTTGATATCCGTGTTGAAGCGCATGTCAAAGTCTGCGAAGGTGACCACCATTACGATAATGTTGAATTTCCGCAGCAATGGTTTGTACTTCGCTGTACGGGTGATTTGGATAAGGACTTGGCCGATTTCTCTGTTAATGGTATCGACATTTATAATTCAAAGGATAAATACAAGAGGAAACTGTATGATAGTCTAGTTCCGGTAATTTACAGGGACGAATGTGAACAGGCAGCAATGGATTTTCTGAAACGGCATTATCCGAAAGGACTTGCCCAGCCCGGATATATTGATCCTATAGAAGTCGCCAAAAGCATGGGACTGACCGTTGTCCAAAGATCCATTACCGAAGACTGCAGCATATTCGGGCAGGTTTATTTCCGGGACTGCGATGCCGAATTGTATAATGATGATACCGGTGAAATGGAAACGATTCATGTTCCGGCACGGACAATTCTTGTGGATCCGCAGACATATTTCCTCTATAATCTTGGTAAGGTCAACAACACTATTATTCATGAGTGCGTTCATTGGGATTTTCACAGGAAAGCATTTGAACTGGACCGGCTCTGTAATAATGATGTCAGTATGATTGGCTGCAGGGTTGTCGGTGGTGTTAAAGGACGTGACAGCCATGCGGTCGACATAATGGAACGGCAGGCAAATTCCCTGACCCCAAGAATTCAGATGCCGATGGGCGCGTTTAAGACAAGGGCCATAAAATGGATTCGGGAGTACCGGGAAAGAACCGGCAAGACAGACCTCATTGATATTATTCAGCCTGTCATTGACGCCCTTGCCATTGATTTTCATGTATCCAGGCTTGCTGCTAAAATCCGTATGGTGGATGCAGGTTGTGAAGAAGCGATAGGTGCCTTTAACTGGGTTGATGACCATTATGTGGCAACGCATCGCTTTAAAAAAGGTTCCCTGAAACCAAACCAGACATTCACCATCGGAGCAGAAGACCTGGCGCGGCAGTTAGTAAGCAATCCGAAACTAAAGGAAATAGTATCGGACGGCACGTATCTTTATGTTGATTCCCATCTTGTACTGGCATTTGGTAAATATGTTTGCATCGATGAAACGGGCATGACCGTCCTTACGGATTATGCCCGGAACCATATGGACGAATGCTGTCTTGCGTTTGATATGACCGTTGAAGGCTGTGACGATAATGAATATTACACCGTCTGTTACCTGAACAAAGACAAAGATGCGAGAGTCATCCTTAACATTGCGTATACGGATGGACTGCAGTTTTCACCACCGGAACGTCAGAAGAAAATCCTGGAAGAGCAGGTGTATCGGTATGCCAATCTGTATAAATCTTTTTCAACTGATTATGTAGATTGCCTTCAGAAAGCATATAAGGACAGCGGGTTGAGTTATAAAGAGCTGGCAATAAATATTGGAATGCACCCTGACGTAGTCAGCCGCATTATCAACGGCAAAAACGACCCTGCGGTTGAATCCCTGGCGCTTATCTGTTTGGGAATGAAACTACCATATAAATTGAGTAGCCATATCTTTCAATATTCACCCTGTGAGCTGTTGTATAGAAATAAAGACCATATCTGGATAGACGTGGCATTGCAGACTATGTCAGGACAATCAATGGCTTCCATTAAAAAATTTCTCAATAACCATAATGTTTTTATAATTTAATATTGACCAATCCTACCCAGCGAGTCGGATTTTTTACCGTATCGAGGCTAAAAACCTCGGTACGGTTATTTTTTTGCCTGTTTTCAGCCGTTTTTGACCCGACTCCAAGAGTAGGATGGCAATACTAATTTATGTCGTATTCTATGAGTGAAGAAGGTTAATCCTTCGGATAAAGCATACCGCCCTGTGAAAGTTCCCGGGTTAAGCAGGACGGCAGATATTACTAAAGACCCAATGATTTAAGCTGAACAGCAAAACACATCCCTACGCAGGGAACCCGCTACAAGGTGCATCACCTGATCAACGATGGCTCACACCTGGTAGCGGTCACAAAAACATATCGTAACAGCGATTCGTTGAGCAGAAACGCTGCATTTCTGGAACGGGGGGTTCCCCGACAGGACTGCGGTTAGGTTACTAATGCCATTTATCGCTGTACAGACGAGAGTCCTCCGTTCCAAACGAACGGAGGACGTTTTAATGAGATTAAAAGTTGTGTACGAAAACAAGGCGCAGTATCTGGAAATCAACGAAGAAGAAATGGCGCAGCTGACGGTAAGTCTCGGTATTAGTGTAATCGGCGCGATGCAGGAAGAAAAGGAAAAGAAGGTGCAGGAAGCCTTCGACGTACAGTTCAACAGACCGGACTACAACAGCTGGCACAAGCACCATCGCCATTGGGGCAATCCGGAAACCAGGGACGATCCGGGGGAGAAGGATTACAACAACGGACTGGGCATCAACGACGGCTATGACCATTTCGCCGAGGAAGAAAAGCGCTGGGAAGAGGAAGAAGTCAGGGAGAAGGTAAGGACAATGCTTCCCCCGTTACAGGCGGATGCGGTGATTGCCGTCTACCTGGACGGTGTCAGCGTAACCGAATACGCAGCTGCCCAGGGCGTTACCAAGAGCGCAATCAGCCAGCGGTTGGAAACGGCAAAGAAAAAAATAAAAAATATTTTCTGAGAACCTAAACTTTTGACCCTTCTAAAGGCTACCTAGTAGGAGACTGAAACATAATGGTTTCCGGAAAGTGAGGTAGCCACGATGAATGGAAATTTGAAGATTACCATCGCCAAGACCCCGCCGGCAGACAGCATCATCAACATGAAGCCGGTCTGCCTGCGGGAGAAGGTACTCCGGTGGCTGTTCGGGGTAGAGCAGAAGATCCTGGTTCTGGCCCCAGCGGACGAGGTTGAACAGGTTGAGATTGTGAAAGGGGGAACGCAGGATGGAGGCTGATATGAAAGAACTGGCGGCAGAACTGGCCAGGTGCGGAAACGCACTGCTCGCCTTATCCAAAGCGGTATCCGGCGGAAAACCGGAAACGACGGTACCGGCTGAAGCGGTTCCGTTGGAAAAGGTTCGGGCGGTACTGGCAGACAAATCTCGTCTGGGGCACACGGCAGAGGTGAAAGCGCTGTTGCAGAAACATGGTGCGGCAAAGCTGTCAGAAGTTGACCCGACGGAATATGCGGCCCTGCTGGCGGAAGCCGAGGTGCTGAAATGAGCAGACACGCTTTATTGACGGCATCCGGATCCAAACGCTGGCTGTCATGTCCGCCGTCCGCACGGCTGGAAGCGACCTTTGCCGATAAGGAGACTACGGCAGCGGCAGAGGGAACGGCGGCGCATGCGTTGGCTGAATACAAGATCAAACGGGCGCTCCGGTACTTCTGCAAACGCCCTGTGTCCGAGTTTGAAGATGAGGTCATGAATCAGGCGACCGATGACTACGCCGCATTCATCCTGGAGCAGATGTCGGAGATGAGGAAAGCCGGGGCAGAGCCGACGGTGATGGTGGAGACCAGGCTGGACTTTTCCAACTGGGTGCCTGATGGCTTCGGCACCGGTGACTGCATCATCATCGGCGGCGACACCTTGCATATCATGGATCTGAAATATGGGGCAGGGGTGCTGGTGGAAGCCGAAGGAAATAGCCAGATGCGCCTCTACGCATTGGGTGCAATCCAGCAGTTCGGCTGTCTGTATGATGTAAAAACCGTCCATATGACAATCTTTCAGCCCAGGCGGGACAACGTTTCCACGGCGACCATGACGGTGGAGGAGCTTATGGCCTGGGCGGAGACGGAACTCCGGCCCAAAGCGGAATTGGCCTTTGCCGGGGAAGGCAAGTACCATCCCGGTTCCTGGTGCTTGTTCTGCAAAGCCGCAGACCGTTGCCGTGCCAGGGCGGAAGAGAACCTTAAGCTGGCACGTGAAGAGTTCGGCCTGCCTCCGCTGTTGACGGACGAGGAGATTGAAACCCTGCTGCCACGGCTGTCGGACTTGGTTAAGTGGGCGAACGACCTTCAGGCCTATGCTCTGGACGCGGCGGTCAACCACGGGAAACATTGGGACGGTTTTAAGCTGGTAGAAGGCAGGTCTATCCGAAGGTATGCGGACGAAGAAGCAGTGGCAAAGGCCGCTGAAGAAAACGGCTACCGCGACATCTATCGCAAGGCCCTGATCAATCTGGGCGAAATGGAACGCCTGATGGGCAAAAAGAAATTTAGTGAGATTCTGGGCGCATACATTGTAAAACCGCCCGGCAAACCGACGCTGGTACCGGTCGGGGACAAGCGTCCGGCGATTACTGTAAATAACGTTAAAGCTGATTTTAAGGAGGAAAAATAAATGGCAAATACTACCAAAGTTGTAACCGGTAAAGTTCGTTTAAGCTACGCACATGTGTGGGATTCTGTTTCCATCAATGATTCGAAACCGAAATACTCTGTCTCCCTGATTATCCCGAAGAGTGATAAGGAAACTGTTAAGAAAATCAATGCAGCTGTGGACGCAGCCATCGAGGAAGGCATCGCCAAGTTCGGCGGGAAGAAGCCCAACAAGGCCGCTCTGAAACTGCCCTTGCGTGACGGCGATACCGAACGAGATGACGAAGTGTACAAAAACGCTTACTTCGTCAACGCCAACAGCACAACCGCACCGCAAATCGTTGACCGTGCAGTGAACCCCATCCTGGACCGGGAAGAAGTTTATTCCGGTTGCTATGCCCGCGTCAGCATCAATTTCTACGCATACAACACGAACGGCAACAAGGGCATCGCCTGTGGGTTGGGCAATATCCAGAAGATTGCAGATGGTGAGCCGCTGGGCGGCCGTTCCAATGCGAAAGACGACTTCAGTTCCCTGGACGATGATGACTTCCTGAATTAACACATAAACGGGGCGGCGGCAATGGCCGTCGCCCTTTTGTATTCGGAGGAATGATGAAATCAATCAGTATTGATATTGAAACGTACAGCGGCACGGACCTTGCCGACTGTGGCGTTTACCGCTACACGGAGGACCCGGATTTCACCATCCTGCTCTTCGGCTATTCCGTGGATGGGGAAGAGCCGCAAGTGGTTGATCTGGCCACCGGTGAAACAATCCCAAAGGAAGTCATTACCGCCCTGTCAGACCCAGATGTCATCAAATGGGCGTTCAATGCTGCCTTTGAGCGTGTCTGCCTGTCCCGGTACCTGGGTATCTACCTGTCACCGGTAGGCTGGTGCTGCTCCATGGTGTGGGCGGCGACCCTAGGGCTGCCGCTGTCTTTGGAAGGTGTTGGTGCCGTACTGGGGCTGGAGAAGCAGAAACTGCAGGAAGGCAAGGAACTGATTAAATATTTCTGCAGGCCGTGCGCTCCGACACAGGCGAACGGTCTCCGTACCCGTAATCTCCCCATTAATGCACCTGATAAGTGGGAGAGGTTTAAGTCATATAATCTGCGCGATGTGGAGGTGGAACTCGCAATCAAGAAGCGGATGTCTGCTTTCCTGGTTTCTGCAGATGAATGGCGGAACTACTGGCTGGATCAGCGGATTAACGATACCGGCATCGAACTGGATATGGTGCTGGTTAAGAACGCTATCCTGTGCAACGAACAGTTCAAAAAATATGCCCTGCAGCGGGCACAGGCCATCACCGGCCTGGAAAACCCAAACTCGCCGATACAGATGAAGGAATGGCTGGCTTCGCAGGGCGTAGAGATGGAGTCGCTGGCCAAGGAAGAGGTAGCGGTAAAGATAAAGGAAACGGCCGGGGGTGTTCGTGAAGCTTTGTGCCTGCGGTTGGAACTGGCGCGGTCAAGCGTGAAGAAATATGAAGCTATGGAAAAAGTTGTCGGCAAGGATAACAGGGCAAGGGGGTTGATCCAGTTTTATGGGGCCAACCGGACAGGGCGGTTTGCAGGCCGGCTGATACAGGTGCAGAACCTGCCCCAGAACCATCTGTCAGATTTGGCGGAGGCAAGGGGACTGGTACGTACTGGTAATTTTGAGGCCCTGGAAGTTTTGTACGATTCACCGTCGGATGTGTTGAAACAGTTGATCCGTACCGCATTTGTACCTAAACCGGGATGCCGTTTCATTGTTGCTGACTTTTCCGCTATCGAGGCAAGGGTCATCGCCTGGCTGGCAGGGGAAACCTGGCGGCAGAAAGTGTTTGCCAATAATGGCGACATTTACTGCGCCAGCGCGTCTGCCATGTTCCATGTACCCGTGGAAAAGCACGGGGTCAACAGCCATCTCCGGCAGAAGGGAAAGATTGCCGAACTGGCGCTTGGCTATGGTGGGTCGGTCGGAGCCCTGACCAATATGGGGGCGCTGAACATGGGACTGACCGAAGAAGAACTGCCCGTCATCGTAGAAAAATGGCGGAAGGCCAGTCCCCACATCTACCGGTTCTGGTGGGAAGTAGACCGGGCGGTGAAACAGTGTGTCATCACCCGTGAACCACAACAGTGCGGCAGGGTGAAGATTACCTATGAGAAAGGGATACTCTTTATCCGGCTGCCGTCCGGCCGCAGGCTGGCATACGTGAAACCCCGTATCGGTGTAAACAAATTCGGTGGGGATTCCATCACCTATGAAGGCATCGGTGAACAAAGGAAATGGATGCGCCTGGAATCATATGGCCCGAAGTTCGTGGAGAACATCGTGCAGGCCACGGCACGCGATCTGCTGGTGGAAGCGATGCGGCGGCTGTCCCATAAAGGGTACAAGATTGTTATGCATATTCACGACGAGGTGGTGCTGGAAGTGCCGGACGAAGTTTCTTCCGTGGCAGAGGTCTGCGCCATTATGGCAGAGACGCCGGTATGGGCGGAAGGCCTGATTCTGAATGCTGACGGTTACGAATGCAACTTCTATAAAAAAGATTAGACACCCTTAATTATTAAGCCCTTTCGTGGTTGTTAAGTAGGGGATGATTTCATTCCCATCACAGCCACGAAACGGTTACCGGTTATATGAAACGGAGGAAGTTATGAAGTTAACGATTTATTCAGCGGACTGCACAGGCAGGGAGAAGAACTGCCTGTACCCGCACAGGCACGAAATCACGGATGCTGACGGTTTCCGGCAGGCCGTGCAGAAAGACCATGTCTGCGCCGCCTTTAAGAACAGCTACCGCAGCAACGACAATTTCCTGGTTGCGGACTGCCTCGTCATGGACTGCGATAACGACCATACCGAGGAACCCACGGAATGGGTGACGCCTGCCAAAGTGAAGAAGGCATTCCCGGATGTGCAGATGGCGTTCTTCTTTTCCAGGAACCATGGGAAACCGAAGGAAGGCAAATCAGCCCGGCCCAGGTTCCATGTGTATTTCCCGATAACGGAATGCACCGATCCGGAAGAGTATGTACGCATCAAGCAGGAGATACTGTTCCAGTACCCCTTCTTTGACGATAATGCCATGGATGCCGCACGGTTCATCTATGGTTCAGACCAGACGGAAGTGGTCTGGGTCGATGGGGAAAAGACCATCGACCAGCTGATGCAACCTGTGGAGTCAGGCATCCCGGAAGGCAGGCGTAATGCCACCATGTCACATTTTGCCGGACGCATCATCAAACGGCTGGGTGACACACCGGAGGCGTATCAGGCCTTTATGGAGCAGGCATCAAAATGCAACCCTCCGTTGGACGATGAGGAACTGAACAAGATATGGAAGAGCGCCGTGAAGTTCGGCAGGAAGGTGACAAGCCAGCCGGGGTACATCCCGCCGGAAGTGTTCAACGCGGAGTTCACGCTGAAACCCGCTGATTACTCCGATGTGGGGCAGGCGCGTGTGCTGGCAAGGGAGTTCCGGGATGAACTGCGATATTCCCCGGCGACCGGTTTCATCCGCTATAACGGTAAGAACTGGGACGAATCCAGGGAACTTGCATTGGGCGCCTGCCAGGAACTGACGGACAGGCAGATGAAGGAAGCGGAGGACATGATGGCAAAGGCGTGGACGGTCATCGCCGACCAGGGTGCCGCCACCATCCTCCTGACCAACAGCAAGACGAAGGCCATGCAGCTGATGGACGATAACCAGCGCAAGGCCTATGACGCATACAGGAATGCCGTCCAGTATCATCAGTTCGTCATCACCCGCAGGGACACGAAGTATCTCAAGTCCTGCCTGGTCGCCGCGACGCCGATGCTCACTATCAGTGAGAGAGAACTGGACAGGGACGGCTTCCTTCTGAATACACCGGAAGGCACCTATTATCTGCCGGACGGGCTGGACGGCATCCGGGAACACCAGGCGGGGGACTATATCACCAAGATTACCAATGTATCACCCGGTTATGATGGGATGGATACCTGGATGGAAGCCTTGGACATCTTCTTCCGTGGGGACCGGGAACTGGTAGATTACGTCCAGCGCATCGCAGGACTTGCGGCTATCGGAAAGGTGTATGTGGAGGCCTTCATCATCGCCTACGGCGACGGGAGGAACGGGAAGTCAACCTTTTGGAACACCATCGCCTATGTCCTTGGCACCTATGCCGGGAAGATGTCGGCGGATACGCTGACGGTCGGCTGCAAGCGGAACGTGAAACCGGAGCTTGCGGAGGCAAAGGGGAAGCGGTTGCTGATTGCAGCCGAGCTGGAAGAAGGGCAGAGGCTCAATACCAGCAACATCAAACAGCTTTGCAGTACCGATGACATCTACGCAGAGAAGAAATACAAGGATCCGTTTTACTTCACACCGACCCATACGCTGGTGCTGTACAGTAACTACCTTCCCAGGGTGGGTGCGAACGACCCCGGCACATGGCGGCGGCTTATAGTGATACCGTTCCTGGCAAAGATAGAGGGCAGGGATGACATCAAGAACTACGGGGACTACCTGGTTGAAAAGGCCGGTCCCGCCATCCTTGCATGGATCATCGAAGGCGCGCAGGCCATCATAAAGGACAAGTTCCACATAGCCCGACCCCGGATTGTTGAGGATGCTATCCACGAGTACCGCGACAGCAACAACTGGCTGGGACATTTCATTGAAGACTGCTGTGATGTGGACAAGAGGTACCAGGAACGGTCCGGTAACCTGTATACGCAGTACCGGAATTACTGTATGCGCATGGGTGAATACGCCCGAAGCACTTCCGATTTCTATGCGGCGCTGCAGAACGCCGGGTTCGAGAAGTACCGGAACATGAAAGGGCGGTTCATCCTGGGACTACGCCTGCGTGTGGAGGAGTTCCTTGATGGAAGAGAAGCGGATTGAACAGAAGTTAGTCAGAATGACGTCACGATTGGGAGGGGTGGCGCTGAAGTTCATCTCTCCCGGCTGTGCCGGTGTACCCGACCGCCTGGTACTGATGCCTGGGGGCAAGGCTGCGTTTGTGGAAGTAAAGGCGCCCGGAAGGAAGCCAAGGCCGCTGCAGATAAGGCGTATCAGCCAGCTCCGGCGGCTGGGTTTCCAGGTGTTTGTGGTGGACGGAACAGATCAGATAGAAGAAGTGTTACAGAAGATTGGAGGTGATGCCTGATGAAGTTCGTACCACATGGTTACCAGCAGTATGCGATTGATTATATTGTGAACCGCGCTATTGCGGCGGTATTTCTGGATATGGGCTTGGGTTGAGGCAAGACTGTTATCACCCTGACAGCCATTAAGGAACTTATATATGAACGTTTTGAAGTGGGCAGGGTTCTTGTCATAGCCCCGTTGCGTGTCGGCAGGGACACCTGGCCTGCGGAGATAGAGAAGTGGGATCATCTGGAAGGGCTGACGTATGCTGTGGCTATTGGTTCTAAGGATGAGAGGCTGGCCGCATTACGGGCAAAGGCTGATATTTACATCATCAACCGGGAGAACGTGCAGTGGCTGGTGGAGGAAAGCGGGATACCCTTTGACTTTGACATGGTTGTAATCGATGAACTGTCATCGTTCAAGAACCATCAGGCAAAACGCTTCCGCAGCCTTATGTCGGTAAGGAGCCTGGTGTCAAGGATTGTCGGCCTTACCGGTACCCCGTCTAGCAACGGCCTCATGGATTTGTTTGCAGAATTTAAGATACTGGACTACGGAGCCCGGCTGGGAAGATATATCAGCCGTTACCGTGACCGGTATTTTTTGCCGGATAAGCGGAATGCCCAGGTGGTGTTCACTTACAAACTCCGCCCGGGCGCAGAGGAACAGATCTATAACGCCATCTCGGACATCACCATCTCCATGAAAGCGGAGGATTACCTGGACCTCCCTGCCTGCATCCATAACGAGGTGAAGGTGAAACTGTCCGACAGGGAACGGGGGATGTATGAAGAGTTCCGCAAACAGATGGTGCTTTCCCTGGGCGATGAAGAGATTGATGCCATGAACGCAGCAGCGCTGACCAACAAGCTGCTGCAGATGGCAAACGGTGCAATCTATGACGCAGAGCATAATGAGCATCACATACATGACCGGAAACTGGATGCGTTGGAAGATCTGATAGAAGCCGCAAACGGAAAACCCATCCTGGTGTGTTACTGGTTCCGGCATGACCTGGCTCGGATCCGTAAGCGGTTCGATGTCCGTGAACTGAAGACCGCGCGGGATATTACTGACTGGAACGGAGGGAAGATTCCCGTGGCAGTCATCCATCCTGCATCTGCCGGGCATGGGTTGAACCTTCAGTATGGTGGCTGCACGCTTATCTGGTTTGGGCTGACCTGGAGCCTGGAACTCTACCAGCAGACCAACGCACGCCTGTGGCGGCAGGGGCAGAAGGAACCGGTGGTCATCCACCATATCCTGACGGAAGATACCATGGATGAACAAGTGATGGCTGCATTGAACCGGAAGGATGAGACGCAGGCCGCACTGATTGACGCCGTGAAAGCGGTGCTGGAGGTATGATATGTTAGACCCCTATGAAAGACTGGCGAATGCCATCATCATACAAGCTGTGCAGGATTACCGGAAGGAAACGGGGACGGCTAAAACAAACCCGGAAAAGGCAAAGATCATAGCCTGGATACTGTCCGGTGACTTTTCCGCCATCACAGACTTGAAGCCGGAGGTGTTGGCAGCGGCATTGCAGAAGGAGGATGAGAGAATATGGGAGCAGTAGAATTATTGAAGCAGGCCTATTACATAGATGTGCGCATTGATAACAAACTGGAACAGATGGAAGCCCTGAACGCATTGGCCACAAAGGCTACCACGACGTTCGGGAACGAGCCTGTCAGCGGTACCCGTGATGTCCATAAAAGGGAAGAAACCATCTGCAAAATAGTGGACCTGCAAAACGAGATCAATGCAGACATCGACAGCTTGGTCGATCTGAAGCGGGAATTGAGGAAAACGATAGAATCCATTCCTAATGTTGATTACCGCACAGTACTTGAACTACGGTACCTGAATTTCCGCAAATGGGAAGAAATCGCTGTCACCATGGGGTACAGGCTCCGGAACGTGCATTACATCCATGACAAGGCGATAGAGTATTTGGACGGGGAAAAGGAATAAAAGTATTGAGTCATGCCCGGGTTATTGCCCCGGGCATTTTTCTTTTTTGTGATAGCGTTTTTTGGTATAATAGCAATATAAGGACAGGAGATTCATCATGTTTCGTAAATTGCGTTATTGCAAGACAGGATTGGTTGCCGGCCTGATAGGCATGATAACAGGTATGGCGGGACAAGTGTATATCTACGAATTCTCGGACAGGAGCAATGTACTGATGCAGGCCGCCGTCGTGTTCAAGGAACTGGATGAGCTGGCATTCCTGGTGGCGATGGTGTCCATCATTGCGTTTTTGTATTTCTGCGTAATGTTGGAATACCGGCGTTGGAGCCGACGGAAGAAGAGAGATACAGCTGTTAAAGATTAGATAAATACTTGCGAATAGAAAAAGTCATGTTTAAGCAAAAATGTCGGAACCAATTTGATAAAATGTTATAACGCTTTATATTCAAATATAAGCATAAAGATAATCCAATACCGGAGGATCGGAACGTGAGATACGCAGTTGACAGGTATGCGATTGGGACAGAAATAGAGGTTTGTGCTGATGATTTTTATGGAAAGTACATTCCTAATAAATTGTCACGTTTTCGCTGTCCTGAATGCGGCGAGATTGTTTATTTTAGATCAAAAGGTGGTAACCAACCTAATCACTTTTATCATAAAGTCAAAACAGATCAAACGCCTGAATGTGACAAAAGGGTAGACGGTCATGCTAAATTAAGCCTGTACCAACGGGTTGGACTGTCGTTATATTTAACTGGTGTTGTCAGCGGTAACCTGCAATTAAATATAGGGTTCCCTGCCATAGGCAGACATCTTCTCATGCAAGCGGAAACGCAAAAGTTGATAGTTAATATTATTGGTGATAACAATACTAAAATCGCCAAAAGAATAGATTCGAGCAACTTTTTTGAAGACCGGCTCACACTGATACCTGTAAATTTTGTTCCTAAAAATACTAGAAACTATAGTATTGAAATTAGCGGTACTTCTTCAATGCGATTGTTTTCAAAACAATGGGCAGGTTTTGCGGATGGTTTTGGCGTTGGTGGCGCTATATTTTCTTTTGAAGAAACCGGCGGGAAAAAAATCCGCAGAGGGGACTGTATTTCGACACAACGCACCTACTATCTTGTGACAAAGATTGGCATTCCGCCTCATAAAGAAATAAAATGTACAGAGATAGGAAAACTGTACTTAAAAAATAACGCTTACAAGGTGTATGTATTTGAAATCAACGTAGATTTAGATAACAAAGCTCGTTTTTTGGCCGTTAGCGACTATTTTAACAGGTTTTTTGGGGTAGTGTTATTAGAAAAACAACCTGAGTTAATTCCGTTATGGCCACCGGTAGTGGTTCAAGAATTTTTTATTCCTGTTAAAAATAATTCTTCTGTTGTTTGTTCTGTTTCAAGCGGCAATAGCAGCCCAAATGTGTATCTGTATAAAGAATTTGCGACAGCACCTGTTGACTTGCATAGAAACCGTTCAGGTGGTTATACTACTGAGATTTATGTTGGGAAAACGCCATCAATTCTTTCTGTTGACAGGAAATATGTTGGAAGGGAAGCCGTTTTTCAGGATAGGTTTATTATTAGGCCAAACTTTTCATACGAAATACAAATTGAACGGCCAAATCATGTAATAACCCCATGGGATAAAGTAACAGAGGATATCTTTAAGTCCGATTTTTCAGTAATTGCGAACAGCAAAATGGAGTTATATATTGGGAGTTTAAACCGGACGTTTCGTTATGAACCGATTAGAAGTGCGTTAACCGCAATTCCTTACAAAACTAACACAAATGAGATGTATTTAATCATTGAATCGGGAATTGCTTTTCATATCAAAGCACACGTTAAGGGGCAAAGAATTGAAATTGAAGATAAAGAGTTAGCAAAGTCGTTAACGAATTGTATTTGTGGGCAGATGGTTCCTATTCCTATGTGGGCGTATTACGGCATAAGACTGTTAAAGAGGAACGGTTACCTTCAAACATATCATAAAATTATGGCTTTGATTAACAATCAAGAAATCAGTATTGCATTGTTAAAACAAATGCGAAAACCAGAATTCATGAGAATTACTAATTTAAATAAGTTGATAAAATGAGTTTTACTTTTTTTCTTTTCTAAAAATGAATCGAAAGGGGTTTAATAAATGATAGTACTTACTAGTTTAACAAAAGAGGAAATCAAATATTTATGCAAGCAAATAGATCTTTCTGAGATACGTAAATGTTTTGAACAAAACTCTAAAGAGTTTGCTCATATACGACCAGGATTCCGTGCTGCAAAGTTATCGGATAAGGATACGATTACACTAGTAATAAATAACATAGAAAAACCTTTCATCAATCGTTTTATGACAGAGGTGGTTCGGAAATGGTTAAGAGAGATTAATGTATATAGTAAAAAACTTGAAGATGAAGGGTTGTCAAAAAACGAAGCCCTTTTAAAAACAATTCCGATAAGTGTTTTTAACGAGAATGTAGATTTGTATTTTAAACTTACCAATGATACTAGGAGCAAGGATTATATTAAACTTTTTAAAGACGTGCTTTTGATACAGCCAAAAGTGAAGTTTTCGAATACAACTAACGCTATTAGTGAAATTAAGGAGGAATTAGTTAAGGCAAATAATAGAATAAATGAATTAGAAGAAGTCATTAGAGAAAAAGAACAAACCTTGACTGCTGTAGAAACAAAATATAATGCAACTAATGATGAGATTGTTCAATTACAAGCAGAATTAGAAAGTAAAGACAAAAACATTACAGCAATACAGTCCGAGTTAGACCACTATAGAGATTTGGCGAATTACGCTGACGATGAAGAAAATATTGTCGAAAACAAATTTCAGCATATATCTATTGGGCAGGTGAAACAAGACCATTTTGCTGAAAAAAGATGGATTAATCGCATTGCTGATATAGTTAATGGGGAAATCAGGATTTTTATGTTTGACCCTAATAAACCTAAATACTTCGAAAACCGTAAAAGCTTGTTCTGGAAGAACGGTCCAGATGTTGATTCTGCGATTGGGGTTTGGAACTGGAATGCGTTACCAAATATTTCTAACCAGGATACAGACTTCGTGGTCACGGATTACAATAAGGATATTCATCTTACGGAAGTTGTTGAGTTTGAAAATTGTAAAAATCTGACTGAGGTTGCTGAAGTAATAAAAGAAAAATTTCCGCACACGTTTACGTGTGAGAAAATTTTATTTGTGTGCGCAGGAACAGATAGATTTAAGGCAAGATGTTATTCCATGAACTTTAAAGAGATGCTGTTTCAAGATCCTTTGGATCTATTTGAAGGCGAATACACAGATTTGAAGGTAATTACATTTTCGTTTGATTTTAACTTTGCAGCCAGATTGAGCAGTAAATTTAAAACTGTGGATATCGTGGTCGGTGCCGAATTTTTGAGTGAAAAGATTAATAAATCCCTTACAGAACAAATGGCATATATATTGGCGTCCGCTCATAACGTGAAACGACTGGCTTGTAATAATCAGGAATTTGCGAAACGTGTTATCGAAGGCGAGGTAAACATTAAATGTCCTAAATTTCTGTGTGACCACAGGAAGATTTATTTATTGAAAGCAGATGATGGTCGCACCCGCGTTATTTTTCCTTCTGCTAATTTGTCCGGCTCGGCATGGAATGTGAACCATCATATTGAAGATTATCCGTTCTGTGACGATAACGAATTTTATGAGATGGTTTTACAGGATTTTAAGACAATACAGAGCTTATCTTCTTCTGTGGTTTTAGATGCCAACGTACAGGAAGATACTGCGGTTATGAATGAAAATGATCCAGTTTCTCTTAAAGAGAATCCCATTATTGAAGAGGCAACGAAATATGTGGATACTGCGATTGTTGTTCAAAAAGTTGATAATCCAGAAACAAAGTTAACTATTGTAAATTACAATAAGGATATGGAAGAGTTTGAACCGCTGTACAAGGAATGTTTAAAGAACACCAGGCTAAAGGAAAATAAAGACGGCTATGTAGTAATTACGGCTAAAACGATAAACAAAATTCTTGTAAATGAAGAAACGTGCCGTTTGAAAAAAGTTACAGTGGAACAGATATCTGAAGGTTATCCCCGAATGAATATAGATTACGGCGCTCATAAAGTTTTCATTGGTAATGAGGAATTAGACTTGTCCCCTTCTGATGACGAAGTGAAAACGGATATATCGCTTTTGCTGGGGGCATTTGAAAACTATAAGAGTTTTGTTCCGGTTAGAAATATCTTGCCGGCACAGCACAATCATTTTAAACTATTGAACGCCATGTTTTCTTCTGTTTTTAATGCCATATTCCGTTGCAGGGCTAAAGTCAAGAAAATTGAAGGATTATCAGCCCTTCCGCTGTACATGCTTTTAAATTCAAAAGCTGACGGCGGGAAAACATTTATGGTAAGACTGGGATTAAAGATGATGACGGGAAAAGAAGTTAACGGATATAAATATGAGCAATTGGGTACTAAAACGGTATCAAAAGGAGACCATTTAGCTGCTTACCAGGAGTCTCATCAATGTATTCCTATTTTTGTTGACGAAGTAGATAAATATTTTGTCAGTTCATTTGGTAAAATGATTAAGTCCCCGCAAAGTTGCGAAGAACATATGCGCGAAAACCAGCCGTTGGTTATCTTTGCCAGTAATGATAATCCGTCTCCTAAAAAAGAACTCCGTAAACGGATGATTTTCCTGACTTATAATATTAAGTTCCCCAGTAAACAGATTCGCAGGGAATATGAGACATTAGGCGGTCATATCATTCATAGGATGGGAAACGCGTTTTATCGGAAATATCTGTCTATGATGCTTCCTTATGTGATTGACGAACTAGATAAGATTGACACAAGCAAAGATTTGTCTGATACATATTCTCCGGAACTGATGAAACGGTCTTCGGAAATTATTTTGGATATTATTCGTCAGTATGGGTATGAAGTTCCAAAATATATGAAGGTGTTATCATGGGATGAGGATTATGGTGATAATTCGCGTCCTACTTATGAAGAGGCATTGGACGAAATAAAGGATCTTTATCGGTCTAATAGAAAGATGTTTAAGGTTGAGGAAAAATTTGTTATAATTTGTCTGGATAAAAACATAGGTGAAAAACTGTGCACGAAGTGGGCAAATTCCCTTCCCAACGAGCTTTGTGCGACCATAATACCGGATACGAATTGTGCAAAGATACGGTTTGACCGTATGGAACTGGAGTATTTTTTAGGCTTTAAGTTTGATACGGGCTTGCGTGCCAAAATCAAGAACCTGCTTTCATAAAGGTGGTGATTTGATGAACAGGATAGGAAATATATATCTTTACGCGAAACAGGAAGACAGGATAGAAGAACTGCAGTATGTGTTGCAGAGCATAGGCGTGTTTTATAAGCATCGCGAGATTTATATCAGTCGTGAGCCACGGCGGAGTTTTGCAGAGTTGGAAAAGTTGAAGGACATGCTGCAGGAAGATGATGTGTGCATCATAACCAATCCCGCGTCGTTAGGTCTGAATGAAGCCGAGGTTGTCACGCAGTTGGATTGGTTTATAAAGAAGCCCCGTATCCTGCTCATATATGATTTTAAGACGACATACATATGGGGTGTATCAGAACCGTTAAATCAGGCAATCCTGCAGACGATACAGCAATCGATCCTGGCGCAGGCTGGGAAACGGATTGTGAAGATGCCTGAAAACAGGAAATCAAACGCGGGGAGAAGCCGCATAGAGTTCCCCGAAAACTGGGCAGAGTTATATGAACAGTGGGAAAATGGAAAGATAGCATCCAAGGATTTCTTGGAAAAAACAGGACTGAAACGGGCTACCTTCTATAATTTGATAACCGAATACAGGCAGATGATGGAAGAAAACAATAAATTTTTTGATACATTTAAAAGCGTGTAAGGAGAATCAAAATGTTGGACAGGATTTTCCATAATTTGTGGATGTTGTGTAAGATTTTGTTGGTGATTTGCCTGAGAGTTTGGTGTTTAATGTTCCTTTCTAGTGTGGGGAGTCTTTTCTTAAATACATTCAAACCTTTGCGGTTAAATATGACCTTCTTATTCAGGTGATATAACACAAGAGTAATTCACAAAGAAAGCCGCGAGGAAAGCGAAAAAATAATAGGTGACAAGATGCCCGCTCCGGAAACGAGGCGGGCGTTTTTTGTTGCTACAAGAAACAGGCAGGCTAAAACACTATATTTAAGTATGACAGCATAGACTGTCATAATATGTCGCACGAATCAATTTATGAAACTGTGTCAAAGCCAGTAACCATCTAGGGTTTGGCACTACTTATGTCACTGTCTGACACTCTTATATATAACTTTTATAGGGGAAAAATAAAAAATCCCTATAGTAAAAGTTAAGGATAGCACTGTCAAAGTATGACATAAGCCCGTGGTTACTGGGTTTGAAGCACTTTTGCTTCTGACAGTTCCTGGCACAGTTGGTGATGGGAAACAGACCATGTTTCGCAGTGTGCAAAAAGGTGCAAAATGGTGATGAGTTTTAGAAAAAAATGAAACCTTTCACCTTTTTGCAGAGATTTGCACACAGGGTTTGTGATATAATTATAATGACAAAAGTATGAGAATATGGAGCGGCCCGCGGGAGAGCGAATCTTCCGTGGGCTTTTTCTATGCCCGGAGGTGATGGGGATGCCGAGGAAGCCGAAGCACCCGTGCCGGTACCCAGGCTGCCCGCGACTGACGGATGAACGGTACTGCGAGGAGCACAGGAAGCTGGAGAGCAGGCGCTACGAGAAGTATGGCCGTGACCCTGTGGCGAAGAGGAGGTACGGCAGCGCATGGCAGAAGATCCGTGCCAGGTTCCTTGCCGCACACCCTCTGTGTGAGCAGTGCAGGAAGGAAGGCAGGCTGACCGTGGCGACGGAGGTCCACCACATCCTTCCCCTGGGTCACGGTGGTACGAACGACGAGGAGAACCTTATGGCGCTGTGCAAACCCTGCCACTCCAGGATAAGCGTGGAGATGGGAGACAGGTTCCGTAAGTACCGGGGCAAATGCTCGGGCATTTAAACGCACCCCAGGGGGGTTCCTGACCTCAAGGGAGGCTGGAAATCAGACCGGGCGGGGGGTCGCGTAAACAAAAACGCAGAATCAAACAGGGTAATAGGTCCCAGGAACAGGAGTTGATGAAATTTGGCGAAGGACGGAACGAACCGTGGAGGTGCCAGGCCAGGTGCCGGGGCGAAGAAAAAGCCGCTGGCGGACAAGATTATGGAAGGCAACCCTGGTAAACGCACCATCACGGTCATAAATTTTGATAACGCAGCCGAGCTGGAAGGGCAGGAGATGCCGAAGCCTTCCGAAATGTTGTCGGCGGTACAAAAAGACGGAAAACCGCTGCAGGCGGATGAAATATATAAAGAAGCGTGGGAGTGGCTCCATGAAAGGGGTTGCTCCTCTTTAATTTCAAAGCAGCTTTTAGAAATGTATTCCATGAGTTATGCCCGGTGGATGCAGTGTGAGGCAGCGGTGACGGAATTTGGTCACCTTGCGAAGCATCCCACAACGGGCAAGGCGCAGAGAAGCCCGTTCGTGGCCATGGGGGAGGACTACAAATCCCAGGCGAACCGGATTTGGATGGAGATATTCCAAATCGTGAAAGAGAACTGCGCCAGCGAGTATGGCGGGGAAAGTCCACAGGACGATTTGATGGAAAAACTGCTGATGGCCAGGAAGGGGCGTATGGGATGAACGTGTATGAGTTTATGCATCAGCTGAAGCTGTGCAAAAAATATCTGACGCCACAACAGTACAGAACTTTGAAAGGGCAGGCCGTCAAAGGCAATGTGGCTGAAGCGGAAAAAGGGCTGCAGCGGCTGCTTCGAAAAGAACAAAGAGAGGTACACACATGGCACAGCAGATGCAACAGGTGCCAATAGGGACGATATATCCGTATGGGAACAATCCCAGGGACAACACCAAATCGGTGGATAAGGTGGCGGAGAGTATCCGGGAGTTCGGTTTCCTCCAGCCTATCGTCTGTGACGACCACGGCATCATCCTTGCCGGCCACACCCGTTATCGGGCGGCAAAGAAGCTGGGGCTTCCGACAGTCCCGGTCATCTACGCAAGGAACCTGACGCCGGAACAGGCGAAGGCGTATCGGCTGGCAGACAACAAAGCCGGGGAAGATTCCCTGTGGCTGAACGACCTGTTGGCGGCAGAACTGGATGACATCAGTCTTGATATGAGCCAATTCGGCTTCGAAAATCCAAATGAATACACGAAACGGGAAAGCTGGAAAGTTTCCGCAAAGCTGTGCGACATGAAACAGCACATAGTGACGCGGGAAAAGGCCGGCTTTTTTTATACCACGTTTTTCGCGACGGGGAAGAAAGGCAGGCCGCTGGAAGAGATCAAGGCTGACCCGAGTGCGGTACGGCCGTTCGCCTTCAACCTTGCGGACTACCTGGAACGCAGCCTGGGTGACAACCTTGCCCGAAATCGCTGGTGTTTATGTACAACCCCACGGAGACGGCACCAGACGGGTTTCCACTTCGCTACCGAGATATGCAAGTTGGCGGAAGAGGAACTGGGCATCCAGTTTTATGAGGATGTGGTACTGACAAAGAACCGGAGCCGCATCGAGCCGGAGTTCATCCTGAACCGCGACCCCGTGGAACCGAACGTCATCCTGTTTGATGACATCATCACGACAGGCATCACCATCCGGGAGACGCGGCAGCTTTTGCTCGAGAAAGGCCACACGGTGCTTGTTGTGGTAGCCATACGGAACCAGTGACACAGAAAGTATACTTGAAAACTGACTTGCTATTTACCGGATAGTACGGGAATATGTGTCTGACCCGGAAAAGGAGGGCATACACATGACTACTACATTATTTGGTAAACAGGTCAGGATCATCGTGGCGGGAGGACGGGATTTCACAGACTATGCACTCCTGTCGCAAACCCTGGACGCGGTTCTGGAAAAATACACATTTTCCGAAGTGCAAATCGTATCGGGATGCTGCCGTGGGGCGGATGCCCTGGGCGAACATTACGCAACGGAGCATGGGATTCCGGTGAAACGGTTTCCGGCTGACTGGTTGGCATACGGGAAGGCCGCGGGGCCTATCCGCAACCGGAAGATGGCGGAATATGCCACAGAACGTGACGGGATGCTCGTTGCATTCTGGGACGGGAAAAGCCGGGGAACGGCATCGATGGTTCGGCTTGCGGAAAAGTACGGATTGCGAATTAAAACTATTACATATTAGTCGGCGGGTGACCACTCCTGCCGAGAAGGAGGCAGGATGGAAATCATCACAAAAAAGCTGGACGAGCTTATCCCGGCGGACTATAACCCAAGGAAGGACTTGCAGCCGGGTGACCCGGAGTATGAAAAGCTGAAACGCAGTATTCAGGAATTCGGTTACGTGGAGCCGGTGATTTGGAACAAACAGACAGGGAACATCGTTGGAGGCCACCAACGCTGGAAAGTGCTGCGCGACTTGGGCATTACTGAATTGGACTGTGTAGTAGTGGACTTCCCACCGGAAAAGGAAAAGGCGCTCAACGTAGCGTTGAACAAAATCAGCGGCGATTGGGACAAAGGAAAGTTGCAGGCACTGATTTACGATTTGCAGGCAGCGGACTTTGATGTGTCGCTTACCGGCTTTGAGGCAGCGGAATTGGATGATCTGTTTAAAGACGATATAAAAAATGGCGTCAAGGATGATGATTTTGATGTTGACGCAGAACTGAAGAAACCCTGCATGACCCGGCGTGGCGACCTGTGGAAATTAGGCCGGCACCGGCTGTACTGCGGGGACAGCACGGACGAGAAATCTTATGACGCATTGATGTGTGGTCACAGGGCGAACCTGGTGGTGACCGACCCTCCGTACAACGTCAACTACGAAGGCACCGCCGGAAAAATCAAGAACGACAACATGAACAACGATGACTTTTATCAGTTCCTGTTGGCGGCCTTTACAAATATGGAACAGGTGATGACGGACAATGCCAGCATCTATGTGTTCCACGCAGATACAGAGGGACTCAACTTCCGCAAAGCTTTTAGCGATGCGGGTTTTTATTTGTCCGGAACCTGCATCTGGGTCAAGCAAAGCCTCGTTTTGGGCAGGTCTCCGTATCAGTGGAAGCACGAACCCATCCTGTTCGGCTGGAAGAAAACCGGCAAACATGAATGGTACACAGGACGAAAAGAATCAACAATTTGGGAGTTTGACAAACCGAAGAAGAATGCGGATCATCCGACCATGAAGCCGGTGCCGCTGTTGGCGTATCCGATCCTGAATTCCAGCATGTCCAACTTTAATGTCTTGGATCCGTTCGGTGGCAGCGGTTCTACGCTCATTGCCTGTGAGCAGACCGACCGGATTTGCTACACCATAGAGCTGGACGAAAAATTCTGCGATGTGATAGTGAAACGGTACATCGAGCAGGTGGGCAGTTCCGAAAATGTAGAAGTCGTCCGGGATGGCTTGACCTACCGGTATGACGAATTGGAGGTTAAGGATGGGAACACTGACGCTGGGGAGTCTGTTTGACGGGAGCGGAGGCTTTCCGCTGGGTGGAATCCTGGCGGGAATCAAGCCCGTGTGGCAAAGTGAAATTGAACCTTTCCCGATACGGGTTACAACCAAACGCCTGCCGTTCGTCAAGCACTATGGCGATGTAAATACATTGGATGGCGGTGAACTGGAACCGGTGGACATCATCACCTTCGGCAGCCCTTGCACCGACCTTTCTATCGCCGGAAAACGGGCAGGACTGGAAGGCAGTCAGTCCGGCCTGTTCCATCAGGCCATTCGTATCATTAAGGAAATGAGGGAGAAGACCAATGGAATATATCCAAGGTTCATTGTTTGGGAAAATGTACCCGGAGCCTTTTCCAGCCACGGAGGGGACGACTTCCAGAAAGTCCTCGAGGAAATCTGCGGCATCTGCGGCGGTTCGGTTTCAGTACCTGGATCTGCGAAATGGGAGCCGGCAGGGTGCATCCTGGGTGATGGGTTCTCCGTTGCCTGGCGCGTCCTCGACGCAGACGCTTGGGGCGTGCCCCAGCGCAGAAAACGCATCTATCTTGTCGGACATCTTACTGGCCACTGTGCCGGAAAAATATTATTTGAGTCGGAAGGCTTGTCTGGGTATTCTGCAGAGGGCTTCCGCGCGTGGCAAAGAACTACCTGCCGTGTTGAAGGCAGCGCTGGAGAGACAGGCGGAACTATCTGCCTGAACGACCAGGGCGGTGTGGTCATGAGCGTGACGGAGGACGTCACCTGCACACTCCGCGCTGAAGCACATCACCCGCCGGTTGTGATGTCGGCGGGATTCTGTACGGAACACTCTGCGAAAGCCGGGAACATCGGCTATGAGGCTGAAACGGCTCCTACGCTCCGTGCCGGGGTGGTTCCTGCCGCTGTGTACGAGAACCACAGCCAGGATACCCGATATACCGGACCTGTGGAAACAGCGCCTACCGTGCTGTCCACTTACGGAACTGGAGGGAACAACCAGCCTTTTGTGGTGGAGCATGACACTTTCGGTATCTGTTCCAAGGACAGTAACTCCATGAAATCGGACAACCCAAAATCCGGGTTTTATGACGCGGAAACTTCCCGGACGCTGGATGCCAACGGTGGCAATCCGACCTGCAACCAGGGTGGAATTGCTGTAGTGGAGACCGTGAAGACCTTTGACGTGCGCCAATCATCAGACGGGACGCAGAACATGCGGAACCATGCCTATGAAAGCGACACCTGCCGGACCGTTGACAGAGGCGGGAACATGCCGGGGAGCAACCAGGGCGGTATAGCAGTAGTCGCTATCCAGGGCTCCTCGGAAAAGGTGACTTACTGTTCCACGAAGGCATCGTTCTTCACAAATGCAGCAAAGGAGAAGGTGGGGTCGCTGGTGGCTACCGATTACAAGGATCCCCCATTGATAAACTTCAGGTATGCAGTCCGCAGACTGACGCCGACGGAATGCGCCAGGCTCCAGGGATTTCCGGACTGGTGGTGTGCTAATTTGGAAACACCGGAGCCGACCGATGAGGAAATCCGCTTCTGGATGGATGTGTTCGAGACGCATAGGCGAGTGATGGGAACTGCCAAGAAGGCACGTACCCGGAACCAGGTCATCAAATGGTTGAAGAACCCGCATACCGATTCGGCGGAATACAAGATGTGGGGTAACGGAGTGGCGCTGCCATGCGTGTTCTTCGTGCTGGCGGGCATTGCGTATTATTGCGGAGAGACTTAACGGGAAATAAGGAAACTGTGTAAAAGGGCAGTTCAGGCTGCCCTTTTACTTATTCCAGCCGGGTGGTATAATATCACCAAAACAGAACAGGGGAACTGTGCAATGGCTTTTTACGTATATATGTTAGAGTGTGCGGATAAATCTTTATATACGGGTTTCACTGATGATCTGGAAAAACGGCTGGCGTCCCATAACGCAGGGGAGGGGGCGAAGTACACGCGTTCCCGGGGGCCCTGCCGATTGGTTTATGCGGAAGCCTTTGATACTAAACATGAAGCCTTGAGCCGGGAGTGGCATATTAAGCACACTATGAGCCGGAATGAAAAACTGAAGATGATTGACGATAGTAATAATATTTTGAAGAAATGACTTGACTTTCTGTGCCTTCAGAGTGATATATACACTAACCAAAGAAAACGCACAGGGAGGTAAGGAACATGAACGAATACAAAGAAAACAAGGCGGCCCACTACCGCCTGCCGAAAACCACCACGCTGGAAGACCTTGGCATGAAGGTCAGCGCCCTGGTTGGTGCGGTGTTGAAGATGGGTGACAGGGTTTTGGTCACCGACCGGGGATGGAAAGGATTTATCGCAGGCGTTTACGAGTTCGTTGATACTCCGGAAGAGACCGGGCTGGACGAAATCGAATGCCGTCTGAACCTGGTCGCCATGAGCCAGGAGGTTTTCGAGGATGGCGGACATGCGATTGCATGGGCGATGAACGCATAAGCAGAACAGAAAACACAGAGGAGCCGAAAGGCTCCTTTTTTAGTGCAATTATTTTTTAAGAAATCTAAAAATACAACTTGACTATTTCTGGAATCAGAGATACGGATTCCCGTCAAAAATCAGCGTAGATCCTTAAAAAATGAGTTGACTTTTACAAAATTCTGAGATACAAATCACTCCTATTATTTATCTCAAATAACATTAAAAATATATCTAATAATCACAAAATATAACTTGACTTTATGTGCGTTTAGAGTGATATATACAGTAACCTAAAAAGAAGGAGGTTCACAGAGATGAACGCAAAGACAAACGCACAGGGCAAGGACAGAAAGAACTTGGTAAAGGCCATCGCCGGGGTTACCGGGCAGGCTGCGAAGTACAACGGCGCACCGGCCTTCACCTACACGGTGGGGAATTACGCGGTGGAACGCGACGGCAGCATCACAACGGAAGACGAAGCCGGGATGAAGACCCTGGCGGCAGCCCTCTGGGAACAGGGATTCGAAATCGAGATGCCGGAGCCGGCGGAAGAAAAAGAAAGCGAAGCAGAGGAAGAGATGACCACGGATTCCTGGACGCTGACGATGCCGAGGGAAGACTTCACGGAAACGCAGGTCGACAACCTCGAAAAGATTATCGCCAGCAAGGCAGGCCTGATCAGGAAGGCGCTGGATTGCGAAGACCCCATCGTGGTTCTCACGGAAGACAGGGTGGTGTTCCCCTGGTTCAAGCGAATGCTTGGGAGCGGGGAGAGCTTGGCGGTCATGCACTTCATCACGGCGCTCTGCCGGATGGCAAAAAACGCAAAACGGATAACGGCAAAAGAGAAGGAAGTACCGAATGAGAAATACGCATTCCGGTGCTTCCTTCTTCGTTTGGGATTCATCGGAGCGGAATACAAGGAGACCCGCAAACGGCTTTTAGAGAGGCTGGAAGGTTCCTCCGCATTCCGCACGCCGGAAGAAGAAAAGGCCGAAACGGCAGAACAGGAGGCTTAAGATGATGTTCCCGAGCAGAGAGACAGTAAAGCAGATCAGAAACGAATTTCCGAAAGGGACGCGGGTCGAGCTGGTCAGCATGGATGACCGGCAGGCCCCGCCTCCGGGCACCAAAGGCACGGTCATCGGGGTTGACGATACGGGCAGCCTGCTGATGCGGTGGGACAACGGTTCCGGCCTCAACGTAGTGTACGGTGAGGATGTGGTGCAGAAGCTGAAGACGGTCAAGACCATCTGCTACGGTGAGGAGAAGATCTGGGACAGCCGGAAAGCCGCGATGGATTTTTTCTTCGACGCGATGATAGGGAGCGACGGCAGCGAGAAACAGCGGTACACTAACGTGTACATGAAACTTCTGATGGGCTGGGAGGTGTGCAGCGATGACAGATAAGGTACGGGAGCAGATTCTGAAGGTCCGGGATACGGGCAAGACAAATATGTTCGACACCTGTATGGTGCAGCGCATCGGGCTGAAGATGGGATTCTACGAGATGGTGATCTTCATCGAAGAGAACAAGGGCGAATATGTGAACTTCATCCTGCACGGGGATGAGAAGTCCAGGCGGGAAGCCGCGAAGACCCGGTTTGAAAAGGACTACGCCATCGTGATGGAAGGCGAGGACGATGTGGAAAGCATCATCCTCCGCCGGAAGGCGGAAATCACCAGCCTGCAGCGGGAAGGACGTCAGTGCCGGAACGGATTCCGGATGAAATGCATTCAACAGGAGCTGGAACGGTTAGAACACGAATTGGAAATTCTGATAGATTTGCTGTAAAAAATAAAAATGAGGACTTCCGGAAGGAGGTCCTTTTTTAGTTGGGAGTTGGGGATGATGCGGAAGCTGAGGGGATACAAACCGACAAAGTTCATGGCGAAGGGGTCGAAGTACAGCAAGGCCCACGCGGATTATGCGGTGCAGTTCATACAGTGCCTGAAACACACCAAGGGCACATGGGCCGGCAAGCCGTTTGAACTCATCGACTGGCAGGAACGCATCATCCGCGACATCTTTGGTATTCTGAAACAGGACGGCTACCGCCAGTTCACGACTGCCTATATTGAGATACCCAAGAAACAGGGCAAGAGCGAACTGGCTGCAGCGGTCGCACTGCTGTTATGCTGCGGTGATGGGGAAGAACGGGCAGAGGTCTACGGCTGCGCGGCTGACCGCCAGCAGGCCTCCATCGTGTTTGAGGTCGCCGCCGATATGGTACGGATGTGTCCGTCATTGAACAAACGGGTGAAGATACTGGCATCGCAGAAGCGGCTGATTTATCTTCCTACTAACAGTTTTTATCAGGTCCTGTCGGCAGATGCTTATTCCAAGCATGGGTTCAACGTGAGCGGGGTCATCTTCGATGAGCTGCATACCCAGCCGAACCGGAAACTGTTTGACGTTATGACGAAGGGCTCCGGCGATGCCCGGATGCAGCCTTTGTACTTTTTGATTACCACGGCCGGCACTGACACACACAGCATCTGTTACGAGACGCACCAAAAAGCGAAGGACATATTGGAAGGCCGGAAGATAGACCAGACCTTCTATCCTGTCATCTATGGTGCGGATGAAAGCGAGGACTGGTCAGACCCGAAGGTGTGGAAGAAAGCGAACCCGTCTCTGGGCATCACGGTGTCCATCGACAAGGTGAAGGATGCGTTCAACTCCGCAAGGCAGAACCCCGGAGAGGAGAACGCATTCCGCCAGCTCCGGCTGAACCAATGGGTGAAGCAGAGCATCCGCTGGATGCCTATGGACAAGTGGGATGCCTGCTCGTTCCCGGTGGATGCGGATGAGCTGGAGGGGCGCATCTGTTACGGCGGCTTGGACCTGTCCAGTACCACGGACATCACGGCCTTCGTGCTGGTATTTCCGCCATTGGACGAAGATGACAAATTCCAGGTTCTTTCCTTCTTCTGGATACCGGAAGAGAACCTGGAACTTCGGGTGCGCCGTGACCATGTTCCCTACGATGTGTGGGAACGGCAGGGATTCCTGAAGACCACGGAAGGTAATGTGGTGCATTACGGCTATATAGAAAAATTCATAGAAAGCCTGGGTGAGAGGTATCACATACGGGAAATCGCATTTGACCGCTGGGGCGCTGTGCAGATGGTGCAGAACCTGGAGGGAATGGGCTTCACCGTGGTTCCTTTCGGGCAGGGTTTTAAGGATATGAGCCCGCCGACCAAGGAACTGATGAAGCTGACGCTGGAGCAGAGAATCGCCCATGGCGGGCAACCAGTTCTGCGGTGGATGATGGACAACATCTTCATCAAGACGGACCCGGCCGGGAACATCAAGCCGGACAAGGAAAAATCTACGGAAAAGATTGACGGGGTGGTGGCCACGGTCATGGCTTTGGACCGGGCGATCCGTTGCGGAAATGAAAGCGGCGAGAGTGTGTATGATGGCAGGGGGATACTGATGTTGTAAACAATACAGTTTATTGGATAAGAGGAGGATGAAAATGCCCTTTAAAACAGATGGCGGTGGACTAGCTGTCAGGCTGAATGATGCAAAGTTGTATGTTTCCGAATCTGCATCGACTTGGAATACAAGACTCAGCCAAATTGGTAACATATCCGGCAAAGTAATCATTTGCACATACACTTTGCCTGACATTGATTATATCCAAAAGATACTGGACAAGCGTTCCGAAAATGTAACCATTATCGCTCATGAAAAATTTAGAAAGAAAGCGATGCAACTTAAAGCGATATATCCGTCATTGAAAATTTACTTAAAACCGGATGTACACGCAAAAATTGTATTGATTGAACCTCAGACCGTTTGGCTGTCATCGGCTAATTTTGGAAGTAGCGGATGGTTTGAACAGACTATTGGGGTTCACAGTAGGACAGCATATGATTTTTATCTGAACGCCTTAAGTAAATATCTTAAGGTTGCTTTGTAAGGGTTAAGGAGGAATCATGAAAATACTCCGCTTTTTTGAAAAGTTTATCCATTCCCGTGATAAACCTAAAAACGAATTATCCGGCACCCTGCAGTACTACTTTGGACGGAGCGCGGCAGGGCAGACGGTGAACCAGCGAACCGCCATGCAAGTCACGGCGGTGTATGCCTGTGTCCGCATCCTGGCGGAATCCATCGCGGGGCTGCCACTGCATGTGTACCGCTACAAAGACAAAGGAAAAGAGATGGTCGCCGACCATCCATTATACCCGCTGCTCCATGACGAGCCGAACCCAGAGATGACCAGCTTCATCTTCCGGGAGACCCTCATGGGGCATTTGCTTTTATACGGCAATGCCTATGCCCAGATCATCCGGGACGGATATGGCAGGGTGAAATGGCTGTATCCGCTGATGCCCGACCGGATGGACGTCCAGCGGGACGAGGGAGAACAGCTTGTCTACACCTACACCCGCTACCTGGACGAGTTCGGTGGCAAGCAGCGGTATGAGGAAGTGAAGCTCCGGCCAGACCAGGTGCTGCATATTCCCGGCCTGGGATATGACGGCCTTATAGGCTATTCCCCTATCGCTATGGCAAAGAACGCCATCGGCGTTTCCATGGCGGCGGAGGAGTTCGGGTCCACGTTCTTCGCCAACGGGGCGACGCCCAGCGGGTTGTTGGAACATCCCGGTGTGGTGAAAGACCCGGAAAAGTTACGGCAAAGCTGGCACGCACAATTTAGCGGAAAGAACAGCCACAACGTGGCGGTGCTGGAAGAGGGCATGACCTACAAACCCATGTCGGTTCCGCCCAACGACGCGCAGTTCCTGGAGACACGGAAATTCCAGATCGATGAGATTGCCCGAATCTTCCGGGTGCCTCCTCACATGGTGGGCGATTTGGACAAATCCAGCTTCTCCAACATCGAGCAGCAGTCCCTGGAATTTGTGAAGTACACGCTGAACCCCTGGGTCATCCGCTGGGAACAGGCGATGCACAAAGCGTTACTGCTCCCCGGTGAAAAGCAGCATTACTTTATCAAGTTTAATGTGGACGGCCTCTTGCGCGGTGATTACCAGAGCCGGATGAACGGTTATGCGATAGGCCGGCAGAACGGCTGGCTTTCCGCCAACGACATCCGGGAAATGGAAAATTTGAACCCGATATCCGAGGAGGAAGGCGGAAACCTGTACCTAATCAATGGCAACATGACCAAGCTGAAAGACGCGGGGCTGTTTGCCAATAAACAGCAAGCGATACAGAACGGAGGTAACAACGATTGAAAAAGAAATTCTGGAACTGGGTGAGGAACGAGGATACCGGCAGCCGCACCCTTGTACTGAACGGGCAGATTTCCGATGAGACCTGGTTTGGCGATGAAGTCACACCGGGTCTTTTTCGTGAGGAGTTGCAAAGCTGCGAAGGGGACATCACGGTATGGATCAATTCGCCGGGCGGGGATGTGTTCGCCGCAGCGCAAATTTATAATATGCTGATGGAGTATCCCGGCAATGTGGATGTCCGTATCGACGGCATCGCGGCTTCTGCCGCATCGGTCATCGCCATGGCAGGGAACAAGGTTTCCATGTCCCCGGTGGCCATGATGATGATCCACAACCCCATTACCGTTGCCATGGGCGACAAGAAGGTCATGCAGCAGGCCATAGATATGCTGGATGAGATCAAGGAAAGCATCATCAATGCCTACGAGCTGAAGACGGGCCAGCCCCGGACGAAGATTGCCCACATGATGGATGCAGAAACCTGGTTCAATGCCAAAAAGGCGGTGGAATTAGGATTTGCGGACGACATCCTGTACACGGACGGGGAAGGGAAACAGGAGGCGCCGGCTGCGGTGCTGTTTTCCAAGATCATGGTGATGAATTCATTTCTGTGCAAGTTTAACAAACCTGAATCGGAACCCGATACGCGGGTTTCCGTGGAACCGCTGAAGAAGCGGCTTTTTTTATTGAGTCATTAAGGAGGAAGAAACAATGGCTATGAATGTTACTGAACTGATGGAAAAACGTGCGAAACTGTGGGAAGCTACGAAGAAGTTTTTGGAAGACCACACCGATAAGGACGGCAAAATGACTGCCGCTGACGCGGAGACCTATGAAAAGATGGAGGCCGACATCGCCGAGATGGGCAAGACCATCGACCGTCTGGAAAAGCAGGGCGAGATGGAAAAGAAGCTGGCCATGCCTTCCGGCAAACCCTTGGTAGGAAATCCGGGACAGCCTGCAAAGACCGGCACGGCTTCCGATGAATATCGCAAGGCGATGTTTACGGCAATCCGTACCAAGTTCCGCGAAGTATCAAACGTACTGCAGGAGGGCATCGATGAAGCGGGCGGCTACCTGGTGCCTGACGAATATGACAAGCGCTTGGTGGATGTGCTGGATGAGGAAAATGTCCTGCGCGGGCTGGCGACAACCATCCGTACCAGCGGGGAGCGCAAGATTAACATCGCGGCAACCAAGCCAGCAGCATTATGGGTCGAAGAGGGTGGCGCGCTGACCTTCGGCGATGCGACCTTCGACCAGAAACTGCTTGACGCCCACAAGTTGCATGTGGCCATCAAGATTACAGAGGAACTGTTGGCGGACAATGCTTTCCAGTTGGAAGACTATATCATCGCGCAGTTTGGCAAGGCAATTGCCAACGCGGAGGAAGATGCCTTCCTGAACGGGGATGGCGATGGCAAACCGACCGGTCTCTTTGCGGATGCCCAGGTCGGCGTGACCATCGACACGGTGGAAATCGAAGCCGATGATGTCATCGACCTGATTTACAAGCTGAAACGCCCGTACCGCAAAAAAGCATCCTTCATCACCAACGACAGCACCCTGGCAGTGCTTCGCAAGCTGAAGGACGAGAATGGGAACTACCTGTGGCAGCCTTCCCTTCAGGGCGGGGAGCCGGACCGTATCCTTGGGTATGCCATCCGTACCTCCCAGTACGCACCGAAGCTGGCGGCGGGTAATGTGGCGCTGGCATTCGGTGATTTCAGCTACTACAACATCGGTGACCGTGGCCAGCGCAGCCTGCAGGTGTTGAAGGAACTGTTCGCCGGTAACGGCATGGTCGGCTATGTGATGAAGGAACGTGTGGACGGCCTGTTGATCCTTCCGGAAGCTGTACAGGTATTGAAGGTCCAGGCCTGATGGAAAGGGTGATGGTCATGCTTCTGGAACTGGAAGAAGCGAAGAACTACCTGCGGGTAGATACTGACGAGGAGGACGGCCTGATTACAGGCCTGTCCCAGTCGGCAGAAAAACTGTGCATGGATGTGGCCCGGATAGAAGATGCAGAAGATTTTGCGTCTCTTGGGGATACGGCGAAGACCGCAGTTCTGTATGCGACAGCTTATCTGTACGAACACCGGGAGGAAGCGGACCATCACGCCCTGACCCTGACCCTCCGCTCCCTGTTGTTCGGAGTGCGGAAGGAGGGGTTTTAAGATATGGACATTTCCAAATTCCGGCACCGGGTCACGGTGCTGAAAAAGACCCTCGGCACGGATATCGGGCTGGGCGCGCCGGTTACCTTCACGGATGACGGAAAGGTATGGGCGGAGTTCCTGCAGCAACGTGTCTCCACCGGGGTGGTGGCGGACGACGGGGCGGCGGTGCTGGTCACCCAGGGCATCCGCATCCGTCCCCGTGCGGTTGAAAAAGGCTGGAGGGTTCAGGATGGAGACCATACCTATGAGGTCATCGATGTAGATCGTGGGAACCCTTCCGTCTATGTGCTTACCACACAGGAGGTCAGGCCATGAGCGGGATGTTCACGATCAAGGTCAACATGGGTTCGGTCATCTCCACTGCCATCCGTGACATCGATAAATATGATGCCGAAAAGCAGAAGAAGATCCGCAAGGTCATCGCCGATGGAACAAAAGCCGTCAGGGACAGGGCGGTGCAGGCCGCCCCGAAAGGTCCTACGGGGAAACTGCGTAAGGGCATCAAAAGTTCGGTGGTGGGGGATGGCCGGGAAGGTCTTGTCACCTCCACGGCTCCCCATTCCGCCCTGGTGGAATATGGCACGGACAACAGGCTGACCTACTCCCGGAAAGGGAAGGTGCTGAAGTTCACCTGGAAAGGGAAGGTACGGTATTACCGTGGCGTCCTGAAGTCAGGGAAGATGAAACCGAAGCCGTTTTTAAAGAAAGCGGCGGACAATGAATGGCCGAACATCGTAAGGAACATGGAGGATGCATTGAAATGATACGGATAAAAGACATACCGCAGGTCGCCCTGCGGACAGCCCTGTTCGCCCTGCTGAAAGACGGCCAGACCTGTGATGTTTATGGGGATGTGCCGGAAAGGGCGGCACTTCCGTATATCACCCTTGGCGCGATGACCTTCCGGCCGGTGGGAAACAAGACTGCAGTCATCTGGCAGGCGACCGCCGGGATTGAAGTCTGGGCGGACGGGAACCAGAAACAGGAGATGAACGATATCCTGAACGACATCTGCGTCCTGTTTTCTTACTACGGGGCAGATTTGGAAATCGGGGGATACCACATAATCGGGACGGAACTGGAATCCGTGGAGACCTGGCCGGAATCCGTGACGGGCTACCACGGGACGGTGACTGTCATTTTTACATTACAGAAAGGTAAGGTGCAGCAATGAGCAGATTAACGGCACAAGAGTTACAGAACCTGCCGGAGAATCCCGATACCAATATCGCAGAAGCCGGCAAGGATGTGTTGTTGTATATCGGAAAGAGCGGCTCGGGAACGACAGAGGCGTTCGCCCTGGTGGGCGGCCAGCGGAACTCTACCATCGAGATGAGCGCCAATTCCCTGGACGCATCCCATAAGGGCTCCGGCGGATGGACAGCCAACAAGCCGGGACTCAAGAGCTGGAAGTCCAGCTTTGACGGCCTGCAGATCATGAGTGACGAAGGGGCGCAGGTTATGGAACACTGTTTCCGTGAAGGAAAGCAGGTACACGCCAAGTTCGTGTATCCGGATGCCTCGTACCAGATTGGCTGGGCATATATCACGGAGTTCACCCGCGACAATCCCCATGACGGCATCGCCACCATTAAGGCGACCATGGAGGGCGTCGGTGAGATTTCCGAGATCACGGCGGCAGGAGGCAACTAACACATGAAGGAATCAATCAAGTTCAACAACGGCGCCCGTGAGTGTGAGTTCCTGTTCAACATCCGCAGCCTGAAGGAGATGGAACAGGAACTGGGGTTCTCGCTGAACCTTCTTTTCACACCGAACGTGGCGCTGGGGCTCCGGCTGATGACCATCCACTTTACACAGCTTGGCGTGAAGTACGGCCTGCAGGATAAGCAGCCGGAGGACAAGGACCCCTACGGGTTCATCGAGAGGTACTGCGACAGCGGCGGGACGCTGGACACGCTGAACGCGCATATCCTGGCGGCGATCGATGCGACCAACCTTTTTACGGAGGGGCCGGCGGCAAAAAGGGAAGAGATCCGGAAGGTACTGGAAAAGGCCTGACGAGTTTTGCGGAATGGGCGCGGATGGCAGAGCCGGTGGCTTACGCCATCGGACTGAAACCGCGTGAGTTCGAGGAGATGCAGCCCGGGGAATTCCTGCTCATGCTGGAAGCCGTGAACCGGCAGCGGCGTGAGGAGGATTACCGGACTGCATATTTTTTGTCGTTTGTGATTGCCCCGTATCTGAAAAGGGATTCAAAACTTACGCTGGAAGATATCGTGGACCCGTTGTGGATGACGGAAGAAGAACTGAAAGCAAAGAAAGAGGAGAAGGCCCGGCAGGAAAAGGAACATGACCGGGCGGTGTTGGAACAGGAATTCGCCTGGGCATTAAGGAGAGAATGACATGTCAGTATTGACCGCATTGATGGTGAAGATCGGGGCGGACAGCTCCGGTCTCCGCAAGGAACTGAAAACCGCGAAAAGGGATATCGACCGTACCTTTTCCAGGGACCCGGTATCCGGGTTTGAAGAGGCGCTTACCGGTACGGCCTCCAAGGTCAGTTCTCTTATCACAAAATTCAATACGGCGGCGGTGCTGGCCGGGGGTGGTTTCGGCCTGACCGCCCTTATCTCAAGTGCGGTTTCTGCTGGTGACAGTATAAAAGACCTGTCGGAGAAATTGCGGATATCTACAGCCGAGGCAGAGATGTTCTCCCGGACGGTGAAGCTGGCCGGAGGGGATGTGGACACGGCTTCCGGCGCCATGATGCGTCTGGACAGCACCATCACCGGGAGCGGGGAGAAGGCAGAGAAGACCCGTGCCATTCTGGATTCCCTCGGGGTGTCGCTGACCGACCAGAACGGAAAACTCCTTCCCCTGAACGAACAGCTGAAGAACCTGGCACAGGGATACCAGGCGGCATCGGAAGCCGGGTACGGGCAGGAGTTCATCATGAACACCCTGGGTGTCCGTGGCATGGCGCTGACAGAGACCCTGATGAAATACAACGAGGCGGCGGAGGATGCAGCGAAGATAAAGGGTATCGGGCTTGACCCGGAGCAGATGTCGGACATCAACCGGCAGTTGAAGCTGACCGAAGCACAGTTGGAACAACTGACCATGGCAGGCGGTGCACTTCTTGCCCCGATCGTTGGGGAGTATCTTCCGGCCATCACACAGGGGCTGGCGGATACCGCCGGCCTTATCGCCGGGAACAGGGAAGAAATCGTTTCCCTTGGGACGAGCCTTGCACAGCTTGCCGTGACCTACAAGGTGCTTCAGGCCATAGCAAAAGCCGGAGGACTGACCGGTTTGGCGGCGACCGCTGCGGCAGAGGTAGAGGCACTCTCCAGGGCACAGGAGGCTGCCATCACCCGGCGGCTTAATATGTTAAAGGCTGCACAGAAAAAGGAAGAGCAGCTGATGGCCAAGGAAGTGGCTGCCCGTAAGATCACGGAAGCGGAGAAGGAAAAAGCCATCACCGAGTCCTGTATGCGAATCCAGATGAAGTACGCGGAGACCTCTGCGAGGATCGAGGCGGAGATGCGGGCCGCGTACCGGAAGATGAACGCCGAGGCAAAGATGTCGGCGGCAGGACAGGTGCAGGCCATCGCCACGACCGGGGCGGCGGCAAAGGCTGCCGGGGTACAGATGGTGACGGCATCGGCTGCAGCCAAAGGGGCGGTCGGTTCACTGACCAAAAGCGTGTGGGCCCTGGTAGGAGGATGGTATGCCGTGGCGGCTGCCATCGCGTTCGCCTTTGAGAAGCTGGTGGCGTTCAAGCAGCAGCAGGCACAGGAACAGGGGCTCACGGGCGGTGACATCTATTCCATCGACGGCCAGCAGTACCGCCGTGCCGACGACGGGAAGTTTTACCGGCGGGACATCAACATGGATGCCGAGGACGCCTTCGATACCTATACGGAAACGCAGGTGCTGGAAGATGACGAGATATCCATGCTGCAGGCCGCCTATGAACGGAAACACCCGGCGACCCCGAAACCGGAATCAAATAAAACAGATACCGACAAATTCAAGGACATGTTTGCCAATACCGGCGGTGGCGGAGGCGGTGGTGGAAGCAAGGGGTCGTCCGGAAAAGCAGAAGATTCGGAGAAAGAGGAACTGAAACGCAGGCAGAAACTGCAGAACAGCCTGGAACACGAGTTCTCCATGCGGAAGACGATAAACGAGGCCGTGAGGGAAAGCAACTCCCTGCAGACGGCCTACATGACTTCTGCGGAAAAGGCTGTGTACGGGATGCAGAAAGAACATGAGAAAGCGGTCGAGGAGATACGGAAACGGTGGTTCCAGTTCGAGACGGAATACATCGGGATGTCCGATGAGGAACGCGCCCGGTTCATCAAGAACCTGGAGGAGACCGGTGCTGCCTATGAGATCACCGCAGACGGCAGACTCTCTTTGGCGAAGCAGACTGCCATGGATATTGCGGCGGCAGAGAAACAGTATGAAGATGAAATCGTACAGTACCATGCGCAGTGCAAGGACATCCTGGCGGAGATCGATGATGCGTTCAAGGCCAATTCCATGGAAAGGTTGCAGGAGTCATTGTCGGAAGAGAACACGGCAGTGCTGAACGCATACAACACCCGGCAGGGCATCATGAAACGGTATTATGACAACTGGCTGCAGACCCACAAAACCACGAAGGAACTCATGGCGGATATCGTGCTGGATACGCAAAGCAGTTTCGAGAGTTTCTTTAAGAACGTGCTGACAGGCCAGAAATCCTTCGGTGATGCGTTCATGGACCTGTTGAACGGCCTCCTGGATTCCATCGTGAAGAGCATCGCGGAGACCATGGCGGCGCAGGTGGTGAACCAGTTCCTTAGCTGGATACTCCCGATGGGCGGCGGGAATATGGTCAATACCCCGATAGGGGGACATAACGTGATGTTCCCAAGGGTACCCGGAAAAGCAGAGGGCGGTTTCATCACCGGCCCCGGCACAGCGACAAGCGATAGCATTCCGGCAATGCTCTCCAACGGGGAGTTTGTCATCAATGCGGACGCGGTACGGAGAATCGGTGTTCCCACGCTGAACGCAATCAATACCGGCGCGGTATCACGCTTTGCCCAGGGGGGATATGTTTCCCCGGGAACTGCCGGAGGGACTGCTGTGGGTGGTATCCCGAATGTCATCGTCAATCTTTACAACGAGAGCGGGATGCAGATGGATGCACAGCAGACCGAGACCAATTTTGACGGAGAGAATTACATTGTAAGCGTCGTGATGAATGCCTTTGCAACGAACAAGATGGGCATCCGGACGACGATGAAAGGGGCGATGAGCTGATGGCAGTTAATTTTCCGGCATCCATAGACCCACCGGCCTGGCCGTTTGAATGCGAATATGAGAACAATTCCATCATCAGCAAGTTCGAGGACGGTTCCCAGCAGTCCAGACGGAAATTCACGAAGAGCCGGCGGAAGTGGACGCTGAAATGGCACCATATTCCCAGGGAACAGTATATAACCCTGATGAATTTTATATCACAGACCGTGTCGTTCTCGGCACGGTCTTTTAATTGGACGAACACGGATTCCGTGGATGACCAGGGCGGCGCGGAAGTGGTGGAGGTGCGTATCACGAACGTGGGCAAGTGGACGAACGAGGCGCTGCACTACTGGTCCGGGTCGATTGAACTGACGGAGGTGTGAGACATGCTTTCCATCTCTGCGATTTCAAAGGCAGAAAAAAATAAACTGTCGACTGACAGTTGTTTCCTTATCCTGTTGGAGATCCGGCTGCAGAACACTGTGTATATCTGCTACAACAACGAGGACGTGACCTGGAAGGGTCAGCTGTACCAGGCATTTCCGTTCAACATCGGGGAAACATCCGAAGACAGTGACGGATCCGACCCGAACGTCACCCTCAAGATCGACAACGTGGCCCAGGGGCTGCAGTGGTATGTGGAGGCCAGCGGCGGCGGTGTCGGTACGCTCGTGATACTCCGCGTGGTCAATTCCAAGAACCTGAACGGCAACGCTGACTTGGAGGAGTACTATACGGTGCTGTCCTGCAAGGTCAACGAGCAGTGGATCGAGTTCACGCTGGGCAACGATTATTCCGCACGCACCCGTCGTCCATTGGACCGGTATATGAAGAACAACTGTCCGTTCGCCTACAAGGGAATCCGGTGTGGGTATAACGGCAGCAAGAGTTCCTGCAAGCATACGCTGGCGGATTGCCGGTCGCATGGCAACAGTACACGCTTCGGAGGTTTTCCGGGCATCGACCAGAAAGGGGTATATGCATGATGGATTTTACGGACCTTATCGGGACACCCTTTGCCAACCACGGACGGGATGTAAAACAAGGGCTGGACTGCTACGGCGTCGTCCGGGAAGTGTACCGGCGCTACGGATACGACGTGCCGGAATACGATGCGGATTACAAAGATATGGAAAAGATAGACCAACTCATAACAGGAAATACCCGGGGCTATCCGTGGAAAGAAATCAAGGAACCGGCAGCGCCCTGCCTGGTAGCCATCCGGTTCGGCAGCCCGGACGGGGTCGTCAACCATACGGCTGTCTATATCGGCGGGGGGATGTTCATCCACGCAAGGGAACGGATAGGTGTCTGCATAGACAGGATATCATCCCCGGCCTGGCGCAGGGTGATTGTCGGGTTTTATCAATATACAGGTGATGCACATGGTAACTCTGGTACTCGTTAAAAATCCTTTCTCGCCGCAGGACGGAAGGGAAATCCGGCATATCGAAGCTGGCGGCACGTTGGCGGATTTGCTGGCAGAAAACAGAATAGAGGGCGTTGACCTGCAGGCCACGGTGAACGGGTACAGTGTGGATGAAAACACAGTTATCAAGGATGAAGATTTCGTGGTGATATATCCGGTCATCGAAAAAGGCGGAAAGGGTGGCAAGTCCATCCTCGGCATCGTGGCAGCCATCGCCCTGTCCGTGGTGTCCTTCGGCATCGCCAGCGGTGGCTGGCTTGCCGGATTAGGCAAGGCGTTTGCTGCAGGTGCCTGGGGTGCATACGCAGCCGCTACGGCTGTCATGTTTTTGGGTTCTGCCCTTATCGGCAGGCTTTCCGGTCAGAAGACAGACCTGGGCGGGTATGAATCCGAGAACAGCAAGGCTACATATTCCTGGGCTGGCGTCCAGACCATGGAAGGCCAGAACAACCCGATTGCCCTGACCTACGGCAAGGTGAAAAGCGGCGGACAGACCATCGCCAAGTTTGTCGATATCGACGACAACGATGAATGCCTGAACTGGCTTGTGGCCTGTGGGGAAGGGGAACTTGTCATCACGGACATCAAGCTGAACGATAATGATATCGAGAATTTTGATGACGCGGACTTTGAACTTCGCAAGGGAACGAATGACCAGAGCGTCATCACCAATTTCAACAACACATATTTTACCAAGAATGTTTCTTACAAGCTGGACAATACCTGGGTGACTGACACGGCAAACGGGACAGACACAAGGGGATTGCGGTTTGAGATAGAATTCCCGAACGGCTTATGCCACATTTCGGACAGCGGTAAAGTGGAAAATGCTACAGTGAACTTGGACATCGAATACCGGAAAGTTACCACGGATGCAAACGACAATGTTACCTATGGCGCATGGACTAACCTGTTCAAGGAACTGGCCAGCAACAGCTATGGAGTGACGCTGGCGAAGAATGTGGCCGCCGGTTCATATACTATGAAGATACAATGCCTGTGGGATGACGATGAGGACGGGTACCGCAGCTGGTTTTATAACGTTAGGATCAGCATAGGTTCCTATTCCGGCACGATACGGAAAAAGGATATCGGTTCCAAAGTAGTGACCGTGGGGGCGTTCCGTGTTGACACGGACAAATGGAGTGACAGCCTGGTCAGCAGCGTTAAGAACGGCAACGATAAGACGGCGACTCTGACCGTAAGCAACGGCAGCGGCAACGGTATTATCACGGCTGCCCGGAATTCTGCCCTTCGGAAACAGTTCACGGTCAACCATATTCCCAGCGGAGAATATGAAGTGCGTGTAAAGGTTTCCTACCGGCAGTATGCGGAAACGAATACGCAGGCGTCTTCTACCTGCTACCTTACAGCCATCACTTCCATTATCTACGATGATTTTACCTATCCTTGCACAGCGCTTCTGGGCATCTCTGCGGTGGCGACCGACCAGCTGAACGGGAGCCCGTCACTGTCGTTCCTCAAGGAACGCACCTATGTGTATGTGTGGAACGGGAGCAGTTATGTCAAGAAACGGGCTGACAACCCGGCATGGGCCTCTTACGACCTGTTGCATCAGGCAAGGCGGCTGAAGAACATCAACACCGGGAACTGGGAATATGAGGTGCGGGGCGCTCCGGCAGACCGCATCCGCTATTCGGATTTTGCTGCCTGGGCGAACTGGTGCAATGAAAAGGATCTGACGGTCAATATTGAAATCAATACCAGCGGTGAGGTGCTGGAGGTCATCAACCAGCGGATAGCGCCGATCGGGCGCGGCATGGTGGTGCGGTTCGGGACACGCTACGGCTGTATCTATGACCATGTGCAGCAACCGGTGCAGATGTTCAACATGGGCAACATCCTCGCCGGTTCTTTCAGTGAGGAGTTCCTGAAGGTGGCCGACCGGGCGAACTGCGTGGAGGTCACGTTCACCAACGCCGACGCTGATTACCAAAGGGATGTGCTGACCATCTACGGAAGCACGTTTGACAGCGACGGGTATGCCAAGACTGCCCAGTTGACCATGGACGGCATAACAGACTATAAGCAGGCATACCGGGAAGGCAAGTATCATCTTATGTGTAACCGCTACCAGCTCCGGACGGTATCGTTCGAGGCCGGTATCGATGCCATCGCCTGTACGGTGGGGGACGTCATCCTTGTGTCGCACGACGTACCGAAGTGGGCGAACAGCGGACGCATCGAAAGCGTGGATGACCTGACCATGGTCCTGCCGGTTTATATCAGTGATACGACCAAAAGCTACCGCATCCAGTTCAGGACGGTAAAGGACAACCTGTACACGATTCCGTGTACCATCATCGAGACGAGTTCAAATGGGTGGACTACCATCGGTCTGGAATCGGACTATTCAGAGAGCGACCCGCCCCAGGCAGGGGATGTTTTCGATTTGGCTATTGCCAACATCGGTTCAAAGCCGTTCGTTGTGAAATCGATTACCCGTGCGCAGGACTTCACGCGGAGGATCACCTGCATCGAGTATGCGGAGGCCCTGTTCGAGGAGAACTACGAGATACCGCCCATCCAGTATGCAACAAAGGCTGTGGGGAATGCGAAAAATGTTACCGGGCTGTCAGCAAAGCAGTTCCAGTATACCGACGAGAACCGCGTCCGGCACGGCATGATGAGCGTTTCCTGGAAACGCGCCAGCGGCGGAGGCAGGTACACGGTACTTATTTCTACGGACAAGAAAAAATGGACCAACGCTACGGAGACATCCAACACGTTTGCCGAATTCAATGTAAAGGCAAAGACAGATTACTATGTCAAGGTGGTCACGATTCTTGGGGTATCCCAAAGCACGGGTGTTACCACCGGCCTTATTTCCTGCGGACAGGACGTCCCGCCAAAGGCCGTGACGGGATTGTCATACAAGGTTGACCCGGCAGACCGTACCAAGGCGGAGGTGACCTGGAACGAGAATACGGACATCGACTTCCGCAACTATAAAGTTTCTGTTGCCGGTGGCAAGACCTATACCACGGCAAGCAATATCATCACGATTGTATCCAATACAGCAAATCCCACGGTGACGGTGTTTGCCGTAGACAATGCAGGCAACCAGTCAGCTGGGGCAAGCTGCCAGATTCCCATCTATCCGTATCCGTCGAACGTGACAGGCTTTGCGGTCACACAGCAGACCACGGACCGGAGCGTACTGGAATTCACCTGGGATGCCGTAACGGACAGTGACCTTTCCCAGTATGAACTGCGGGCGGGAAACTCGTGGGCGGCAGGCACACAGTTCGCAAGGACCAAGACCCGGAAGACCACCTACCAGGTAGCATCGAGCGGAACCTATAAATTCTGGATTTCCGCCATCAATAATGCTGACGTCTATTCACAGGCCCCAACGGGACTGACCAAGGTAGTGAACCTGATACCGGATGCCGTGACGGATCTGACGGTAACCCAGAGTACCAAGGACCGGAGCAAGGCTGTCATCAAGTTCACCCGTTCCCCCGGCAAGGATATCGACCACTATTCGATACGGTATGGCAATACCTGGGCGAATGGGACGGAGATAGTGGATATCAAGGATAATCGTTTTGAGTGGCAGGTGCCGGCCTCCGGTACATACAATGTCATGGTCAAGGCTGTCACGGTGGCGGGGTTTGAATCCGCCGTAACCAACACGAGCATTACCATCACGATAGAACCGATGGACGTTACCAATTTCCGGGCGGCGCAAAGCACGGTGAACAAGACCACGGTACTGCTGTCCTGGGATGCGGTGAACCAGACCGATGTTGCTTATTATATCATCAAGCAGGGCACAAGCTGGAACACGGCGAGTATGGTCGCCCCGCGCGTCAGCGGTACGACTTTTGAAGTGATGATTGAAGAGGAACATCAGTATTCGTGGATGATTAAGGCGGTGACGATTGCGGGCAACGAGTCACAGTACCCGGCGGAGGTGTCTGCCATCTTCGGCCTTGAGCCCACGCCCGTATCTGTCATCCAGCTGCGGCAGAACCCGAAGGATAGAAGCCAGCTGAACATTCAATGGAACGCCGTCCCGGACGGTGACCTTGTGGGTTACCAGGTGAAGGTCGGGGATAACTGGGACAGCGCCGAGGAGATCCCGCTGACCAACGAACTGTATGCGACCTACACCCTGACAGAGACGGAGAGCGTCCATGTCATGATCCGGACGCTGAACAGCGCGGGGTTCTATTCGGATGAGACGTCGGCCAGCCTGCGGTGTACGGTGGAACCCACGAACTGCACGAATTTTGTGGCGTACCAGGACGGCGAGATGGTTGAACTGTACTGGACGGTCAGCACGGACATCGATGTGACCGGGTACGAGATACGGGAAGGTTCCAGTTTTGATACCGGCGCCTTGGTGGCGACCGGGGTGACGAACAACTTCTTTACCGTCCCGGTGGATATTGAAAGGCTTTATCAGTACCATATCGTGGCCATCAACAAGGCCGGTTTCAAAAGTTCTGCCGCACGGACCTCGCGGGTCAACGTGGAGAACCTGCCGCCGAAGAACGTCATTCAGACCTTTGACGAACTTGCCCGGCAGAGCGGTACGCACAGCAACACGGAGTTCGGCGAATCAAGTATCAACTTCCAGACTGTGGGAGGCCGGTTCAGTGACTATACCACGACCAAGTTTGCCGACCTGGGCGGGTCACAGGTACTGAAACTGAAACTGAACACTTCGACCGGGAAGTATCCGGCAAGCGGCACCTACACGCTGGCAAAGATCAATGTCGGAAGCATCATTACCGCGAAGATTTCCGTGTACTTTGTTTCGACTGTTATGTATGCGGGGGATGTGTCTGCGGTTTTGGAGTTCCGTACATCCCTTGACAACAGCATTTGGATGGACTGGACGGAGTTCAAACCGGTGCAGCGGCGTTTTAGGTACGTTCAGTTCCGGGTGAAACTGGCTACGAAAAATACCAATAAGACACCGGAGGTCAACCACCTGCTCATCAGCATCGATGTGCCGGACACGGATATCGCCATCACTGCTTCGATAGCGGCGGCTGGCACTACCGTTCCGTACGGGCATACTTTCTATGCCGTCCCAAATGTGACGGCCAATGCCATCGGTGAAACGGTTCACGCCAGGGTGATAAGCAGGACGAAGACCGAGTGCGTTATCAAGGTGTTCAACACAAGCAATACCGCAGTGGCGGGAACGGTAGACATAAAAATAAAGGGGTATTAAGGGGCGTTTTATGGCGTCCCTTTTTTATTTGGAGGGATAACAATGGCATACGATTCCACATTTCCGGCAGATGACGAGTATTTGTCGGAGTTTCCTGCGAAACAGCGGGAACAGCTACGCGCGGTCATCGAGGACCAAATCGTGAATGCCCTGAAGCTGTGCGGTCTGTCACCGGGAAATGCCAGCGGCAACATACCGAAATCCAATGGGACAAAGTGCGTTAACCTGAACGCAGATAAGCTGGATGGGCATGACTCCACATATTTTTCCATCGACGGGCATGTACATGATGCCGCGACCACCAGCAGCAACGGATTCATGAGCAACACGGATAAGACGAAGCTGAATGGTATTGCGACAGGGGCGGAGGTGAACCAGAACACCTTTGCTAATGTCACGGTGGGGAGTACGACCATTCAGGCAGATGCGAAACAGGACACGCTTACGTTTGCAGCCGGCAATGCGATTACGCTGACACCGGATGCAACCAACGACAAGGTTACCATCGCAGTGACCGGGAGCACCTATATGCCCCTGGCCGGCGGTACATTCAGCGGTGCGGTAACGACGGCATCCAACTTCACATTAAATGTGAGCGGGACAGCGAGTACACAGGGAACCGGCATCAATCTTCCGTTCCGGTATCAGTTAAAGGCAACGGATGCAGACGCAACGGTGCATACGACGAACCCGTTTTTTGTGTTCCCTTCAAGCTCCACCACGAACAATGGGACCGGATTCGGCATCCAGAGCAGTGGTGCGGTTGTGATAGGCGCCGGTGAATCCCCGAAGAGCCTGGTGTCAGCAATTACCTTAAATGGCGATACGGAAAATCTGCACTTGACGGCAGACAGCACGGTCTACATTCATACAAACGCCGGAACGATTGCGAACCGTAAAAGTTTTGTTTTTACAACGGACGGCAAAATTCAGTTCCCCGACGGGAGCAAGATATGGATTGTCTGAGGTGATGGATTATGAGCAAATCATCACACACCCTGAAAGTCACAAAGGGAAGCACCACATACACCTGTGATTTGTATACGACCACGGCGGAAGCGAAAGTATACAATTCTGCATATCTGCCGGTGACCGTAGATGGAACGAACCTGTATGCTGCTTTATATCCGACAACCTATTCCCAAGTGTTTTATGACGATTACGGGACCCCGGTTCATATAGAAAAAGGCGGAACGGAATATGTGCTGGCGACAAAATCCCTCATCCGGCTTGGCATTACTGCTGTTTCCAACGAGACAATCACGGTCACGGCGGGTGGGGCGTCCTGGACGAGCGGCAACAAGTATTTTCCTTACGGTACTACCTGGACGGCAACGGTGGCTGGGGCTACCGGGTATAACGCCGGTTCATTGACACCCAGCAGCAGTGGTACGCTGACTAATGCAAACGTGACAGTTACCGCAGGTGCAGCAAGCCTGAAGACCTACACGCTGAAACTGAATGCGACAACCCACCAGACCATCACGCTGAAATACAAGAACCGGAACGCCGCCAACACCGGATTTGAGGCAGAGGTCACAAAGACTTCCACATCTTCCGCACAGTCCTTTACAGTCCGGCATGGGACCACATGGACGGCTACGATAGCCGGCGCGACGGGGTGGACGGCAGGCGCGTTAACCCCCGGGTCTTCCGGTACCGTGACAGCGGCTACAACGGTATCTGCAGGTTCTGCCACATACAAGACGTTTACGCTGAAACTGAATGCCACTTCCCATCAGACCATAACGCTGAAGTACAAAAACAAAAAGTCCGACGGCACGTTTGCTTCGGAAGTTACGAAGACGTCTACCTCTTCGGCACAGAGTTTTACTGTCGGATACGGCACGACCTGGACAGCAAGCCTGGCGGCTGCGACGGGATATACAAAGGGTACATTGTCCGGCTCCAGCGGAACGGTGACTGCAGCCACGACTGTCAGCGCAACGGCGGCTACGGCTATCACACCGAAGATTACGTTCACATGGACGGCTGACGGGTGGACACCGACAGCGACCATTACATATACCAACACATCCGGTTCTTCTGCAACAGCGACCAAGCCGTCTTCCGTGACCATCAAGTACAACACCACAATAAAGATTACGGATACCAAGAACAGTTACAGATACTATTTGAAAATCACGCAGGGAAGCACATATAAAACGGCTATCCATAGTAAAGAGTCTTGGACTTCAGGCGCATTGACGGCCAATACCACATTCAAGATTGTCGGGTATTATGATGAGTATGAAGGCTCAAGCGGTGAAGGTTCCGGAGGTGAAGGCAGTGGCGGTGAATAAACCTTGGACTGGGGAAACAGAATATCTGCACGGTTTGTCTGCGGTCTTTTTGTTGTTAGGCCCTGCCTGCAATATGACATGCCGGCACTGTTCCCAGACGCCCATAAAAAACACGTTCTGCCAGCAGCCGGATTCCGAACTGCCGGAGAAGGTGATACTGTTCCTGAAGAAATGGCTGTCTGTGAAAAACGGCTTCTTTTCCCGGATTTACTTCTGGGGCGGGGAGCCGCTCTTGTATTGGGAGACGATTAAGCGATACATATTGATGTTTGAGTCCCGTGGTATATTTCCACGCCAGTACCGAATCTTTTCGAACGGGCTGCTTCTGACAAAGGAGATTGCAGATTTCTGCAACAGGCACAGGGTACTGTTCACGATGTCCTACGATGCGCCAAATCCGGTGGCGGTACGGAACGCAGTCCCATCAAAAGAAAACATTGAGGCCTTGTTGGAATGCAAGAAGCGTTCCGTGAATTTTGTGTTCAACGCCCTGAACGATGATCCGGTCAGGGCGTTTGCCATGCTCGAAGAACTGTTTCCGGAGACCATCGTGGATATGGGGCTTATCAATGTGCTGTCCGATATCCCAAAAGACATCTATACCTTCCGGGAAGGGCAGATAGAACGGGCGATTGATGCCCTGGCGGACGACATCATCGCAGGAAACGACCCGTATGGGAACCGGTACAACTTTTTCGTGGAAAAGTTTATCAGCGATGACCTGTTCAGGCGGGAACATTTTACAACATCCCCGTTTCCGCCCTGTGCGCCCGGGGTTATATCACTGTCATTCAAATTCGACGGGAGCATCGTCCGGTGCCATAACGACAGCAGGGTCATTTCCTCTATTGATGATTCCTGCGAGGAGATGTTGGAGAAGCACCGAATGGTGTGGGAAGATCTGATACCACGGAAATGCTTCAGCTGTCCTGTGGTATCCATCTGCAGGAACCGCTGCCCGATAGGGCTGTTTACGGAAGATGGGACGGAATATGTGCATTGTGAAGTTCTCCGCCGGATTTACGGATCCGTCTTACGGAACCGGAAGAAACTGACGGAGTGCGAGATACCGGAATACAGGGATTTAAGGGCAGAAGCCCGGAAAGGAGAAGGATAGTATGGATAAGGAAATCGTCCACGCTGTGTTGGATAAGATGGGGGATATGCTAAACATCAAGGTGATTGCCGGAGCGGTGCTGGGTCTGGTGACGCACAAATATTCCATCCTTATGATCGGGTTCGGGGTACTGCTGTACCTGGACATTCTGACAAAATGGATAGCGATCAGTTACGCATACCTGGTGGAGCAGGGGAATGAGGCCCCTGCTTTTTTTGATGCCGTGAAGGGCATCAACAGCGCCCGGAAGGCACGGAAGATAAACAGCACGGAGATGCGCACACGCGGTGTCAGCAAGCTGTTCGTTTACTGTATCTGCTTCCTGATGGCTGCCATCTTTGATCTGATGAGCATGGCCGCTGGGGGTTCGTCCCAGATCGTCCAGATTGTTTGCGGCTACCTTGCTATGAACGAGGCGCTGTCCATCATCGAGAACCTGGGAGATGCCGGGGTGAAGAGCATGGCCCGGCTGTATGAGTTATTACAACGGAGGGGAAAATAATGATAAAAGGAATTGATGTATCGGAAAACAACGGCTGGATCGACTGGAAGGCCGTGAAGGAGAACGGGATAGAGTTTGCCATCATCCGGCTTGGTTACGGGCGCGGGCATCTGGATACCCTGTTCTACAAGAATGTCAATGAGGCGCTGGAGGCGGGGCTGAAGATTGGCGTCTACTATTACAGTTATGCGCTGAACAGGGTGGGCGCCTGGGAGGAGGCATCTTACATGATGCATATCCTGGAATCCAGCGGCCTGACACCGGGCCGGCTGGAGATGGGCGTGTGGTTTGATATGGAAGACGGTGACGGATACAAGGAGCGCAATGGAATGCCATCGGCACAGACCATCACCGCCATGTGCAACGAGTTCATCACCGAATGCAACCGCCACGGATATAACAGCGGTCTCTACGCAAGTCTGGACTGGTTGGAGAACCGCATCTACACGAACCTGCTGCCGGAGTACGCTCCCATCTGGTGCGCGCAATGGGCGCATTCCTGTGACTGGCCCGGTGCCAAGATGTGGCAGTTCACCGACAGGCTGAAGGTCGGAAACCGGTGGTTCGACGGCAATTGGTTGCTTGAGTGAGGGAGGGCGGTGAAATGAATGTTCAGGATTGTAAGGGTATTGTGTTGCACATTATTGGTTGCCTGCTTATCTTTTATTCCGGCTTTATGTTCGGCAGAGCAACTGTACCAGATCACGGAAACGGAGCTGGAGAGGTTAGACAGGAACTTGACCGAGTTGAGGAATATCAACGACAGGCAGAGGACAGAGTCCGCGACATTGAGAAAACAACTGGAGGCGTCGCTGACGCAATTGACGGAAGCCGGAAAGCAGTCACAGATGCTCAAGGCGCAGCTGGGCGCATTGAAGCTGACGCTGGAAGGGCAGGAGCAGTCATTGCAGAATGCCAACAGATTATTGCAGCAGTACGAAGCCGAGGAACGGTCAAGGCTCCGGCACAGTAGGTGGCAGCGCAATATTGCATATGTGATAGCTGCTGCCGCTGTATATTTTGCGGTAAGGAAAACATAATATTCTGTACTACACATCCCGCGGGAATGCCTGCGGGATTTTTTTATTTTGGGACTCCTCAAAAAAATATGGGCTGGCACTAAAAAAACTGGCTGTATGTGGGCATAGGAATACAGAACGGAATTATTTCCGACATAACCTTAACTTTTGGCCTGTTTCCCGGCTATTAAGTGAGGGGTATTTTTCTGAAGGAGGACGGACATATGGAACGTGAGACCTTTCACAGCCAGATGATGTACAGCGTCACCATGGCCATAGTCAGGAAATCGCTGAAAGAAGGCGTCATCACCCAGGAGGAGTACGATGCGGCGGACAGGCTGATGCGCGAGAAGTATACTCCGGTAATGACTTGACTATATGCGGCTTCAGAGTGATAGATACCATGGGAGGTGAAATCATGAACGGGGCTGAAATAATCCCAGCCACCAAGCCGCTGGAGGCACAAATACAGAAAAAGAAGGTGGCTGCCTATGCCAGGGTATCTACCGATAAGAAAGACCAGGAATCCAGCTATGAGGCCCAGGCAGCTCATTTTGAAAAACTCATTATGAACAACCCGGAATGGGAGTTGGCAGGAATCTACACCGACAACGGGATTTCCGGGACGAGTTTAAAACATCGGAAGCAGTTCCTGCAGATGATGGAAGACTGCCGGGCAAAGAAGATCGATATCATCCTTACGAAATCCATCAGCCGGTTCGCACGGAACACGGTTGACCTGCTCAACAGCGTCCGGGAACTGAAAGGGCTCGGCATTGAGGTACGGTTCGAAAAGGAAAATATCAACACTTCGGGAATGGGCGGTGAGTTCCTGCTGACCGTCACCGCCGCCGTTGCCGAGCAGGAGAGCGTGTCCATTTCGAATAATGTCAAGTGGGCCATCCGGAGAAAATATCAGCGCGGTGAAACCAGCGGCGGCACGTTCGTATACGGATACCGCTGGGTTGACAGACAGTATGTCATTGAGCCGGAAGAGGCAGAGGTGATACGTCAAATGTATGCAGGCCTTCTTCGTGGGGAATCCGTTTATGCCATTGCAAAACGGTTGCGGGAAGAGGGCCGGCTGACGGTGCGTGGGAAACAGTTCAGCACTGTCACGGTCCGCCGGATTCTTTCCAACCCCCTTTATGCCGGCGACCTGCTTCTTCAGAAAGTGTTTGTAAGAGATTGCATCAGCAAGAAGGTTATCAATAATATCGGCCAGAGGGATCGGTATTATGTCAAACACCATCATGCCGGGATTGTTGACCGGGAAACCTACGATAAAGTACAGGAGGTTCTGGCGTACCGGACGAAGATGGGCTTCATGTTACGGAAGGGCATGACCTGCTTCACCCATAAGATTCAATGCGGCAGCTGTGGCAAGTGGTACAGCCGGTTCAGCAAGGACGGTTATGTCGACTGGATATGCAGCACCCGGAGGAAGGGAGGGAAATGTCCCAGTAAGTACCTGCCGGAAAGGAAGCTGAAGGCGGTCTGCTGCAGGGTGCTGGGACTGGAAGAATTTGATGAGGCGGTGTTTACGGTTAAGGTTGAGAAGATAGTCATTCCGGAGCAGCACCGGCTGGTGTTCCATATGAAGGATGGGACGATAATAGATGAAACCTGGGAACCGGTCTGCCGAAAGGATTGGTGGACACCGGAACGCAGGGCGGAAAGAAGCAGGCAATATAAGGGAAGGAGGTTCGGCGCATGAATCCTGTTGTGCAAACGATACCGGCGACGATAAATCCTTTCACGGCGACAGCGGACGGAAAGAAAATCGCCAGGAAGGTGGCGGCGTATGCGCGTGTCTCCACGGATTTGGAGGAACAGCAGACCAGCTATGAGATGCAGGTAAAGTATTATACGGAACACATCAAAGGGAATCCGGACTGGGAATTCGTGGGGGTTTATTCCGACGAGGGCATCAGTGGTACAAGCACAGCGCACCGTGAGGGATTCAAGCAGATGATAGCCGATGCCATGGACGGCAAAATCGACCTGATCCTCACAAAATCCATCAGCCGGTTCGCTCGGAACACGGTGGACTGCCTGACAACGATTCGCAAGCTGAAAGAAAAAGGCGTCGAGGTGGAGTTTGAGAAAGAGGGCATCAAAACATTGGACGCCTCGGGGGAACTCCTCATCACCATTATGTCCTCCTTGGCCCAGGAAGAGAGCCGGTCCATATCCGAGAACACCAAGTGGGGCAGGCGGAAACGCATGGCCGAGGGGAAGTTCAACATGCCTTACAAGATTTTTCTGGGTTATGACCCCGGGCCTGACTACAAGCCGGTCATCAACGAGGAGCAGGCGGAGACTGTCCGGTTGATTTACCAATGGTATCTGGATGGGCTGACCTTCGCCCAGATATGCCACAGGTTGGAAGGGATGGGGGTGAAGAGTCCGGCAGGCGGTCCCCGCTGGCATACCGGAACGGTTCGCAGCATCCTGACCAACGAGAAATACAAGGGCTCCGCGCTTCTGCAGAAACGGTATGTGCCGGACTTCCTGACGAAGAAGCAGAAGGTGAACAAAGGCGAACTGCCCAAGTATTATATTGAAAACAGCCACCCGGCCATCGTCAGTAAGGAGATGTTCGACGCAGTGCAGGCGGAACGCCAGAAACGTAAAGGATCAAAGCTTATGTGGCGTGGGAAGGACGCATATTCCTGCAAGGTGAAGTGCGGATGCTGCGGTGACTGGTTTGCAGAGGCAACCTGGCATTCCAATGACAAATACAGAAAAGTAATCTTCCGGTGCCGTAACAAATACCACAAAAAGACATACTGCGAGACCGGATGGTTCACGAAGGAGGAGCTCCAGAGATTCTTCCTGACCGCGCTGAACGAACGGCTGCGTGGGAAAAACGAGTTGGCCGATAACCTGATGGCCATCAATGAAGAACTGTTCGCCGTTAAGGAACTGGAAGCCAAGATGAATAAGTATGATGATAAGCGTAAGGCCTTGCAGGAAGTACGGCTTGAAGGCGCGCTGATATATTCCCCAGAGCAAAAGGCAGAATATGAAGCCAAGCGGAAAGTCTTGGAGGACGAGTATGATGATGCGTTAAAGAAATATGAGGAATGCAAGATTGAGTTAGAGAAACGACAAACAAAGAGGTTGTATTTCGAATCCGTCAAAGCTACCATCGACCATCTCGGAGATGCCGTCACCGAATTTGACGAACGTCTCTGGTGCAACCTTCTGGACCATATGGTCGTGAATGATGAGGAGAGGGTGACGGTTATCTTCCGGGATGGCATGGAAATCGAGGTTCCGCTGGGTGATCTGGTCAAATCCCGCACAAGAACGGCATCCCGGAAAAAAACGACCTCATAAAACGGGCTGTGGCACGTTTTCAGAGGCCAGGGCGAGTATTTATATGCGTAAAAATGAAACCCCTGTCTATCGCTAAAATAAGTTGATTAGCGGTGGGCAGGGGGTTATTTTGTCCTTTTAATATGCTATAATAGTATTACATATATAATTTTGGCATATTTGAATTTTTTTGCTGAAAGAGAGGGATATTAAAATGGCATATGAAACCCCGTTAACGATTGCTGAAGTAATGAATGATATCTCTAAAAACAAATATGTTTTGCCTTCGATACAAAGAGATTATGTTTAGCCATGAACAGTTCATCAGAGTCCTTTTGATGGAACTGAGGGATTCCGCTTTTCAAAACGCCGACATGACTGAAAAGATGCTGGATATACCAGACAGGAAATAAACGCTGGCAACTTGAAGCTGCCAGCGTTTCAAAATAGTATTGTATTGTCTTCGTGACATGGTACGGTTTATCGTTATTCCGCCAAGCCGGTTGCAGTTTTTTCCTTAGAACTTCCAGCTTGCGCTGAGGACGCCGCCGATACCCCTCCTCTTCCCTGTCCAGAGATTCAGACCGAAATCCAGGGTCATCGGGCTCTTGGCGCCCGGTTTCATCCTATATCCCAATTCCAGAAGACCGCTGCCTCCTTTGATGCTCGGGCTGGGCGTGTTCATACCCAGATAGGTGGCCGTAGCGCTGCCCTTGAACTCGTATTCGTAAGCGAGGCCTGCGTACATACTCCCCGTCTTGCTGACCTGATGCGTGTATTTGCCTCCAACGCGCCAACGGACTGAGTTAACAGAGCCAAAGTCAAAATGCTCTCCCGTGGACAAATCCGCTCCGGCGCTGCCCTGATAAGCGTAGAAAAGTTTCGTGTAAATGTCTAAGCTTCCTTTTTCGCTAACCTTGTTCACTTTACCGATACCCATGTGGGCAGCGAAATAGTTGTTGCTGGTATCGTAAGTCACATCTAAGCGGTTCAGGTTGCCCCGGTAATCGCTCTTCATATGGCCCCCCCGGAGGCTCCCTTCGTACCAGAGACCGTTTGTATTGTTCTGCCGCAGGAATACACCGGCTCCGAAGAATTTTGTATCGCCATCGCCCCGGGTGCCATCGTCCAGATGGGAAGTATAGTTACCCCACCCATATTCCACGATGGGGCCGAAAGTCATAGTGCCGTTCTTGTTCTTCAGGGCACGTGCGAAGCCCACATTGATATTCCATCCCTGTGTATCAACGTAGGAGCCGGATTTAGCCCGCATGTCAGATCCGCCCATGGCCGCGAAAGGAGCGAAGATGCCGCCCCGTACCACTTGCGCCTTACCGGCAGCGCCGTTTCCACTTTCCGCGTTGCTGCCATCAGATGAGGCGCCGCCTGAGTGTGTGCCTGCCGATGCGTCCGCGTCATTGCCAAAGGCCTCATGTACCGCTGCATCGACCGCATTGGTGATACCGGCGGAGGCGAAGAAATCCGCACCGGAATTCAGCAAGGTTGCGGCGGCAGCCCGAGTCTCCGTCAGCGACTTGGACTGCTCGGTGAGGGAGCGGTCTGTACCAATAAAATCGATGCTCTTCCCGTCAGCGCTCAACCTTGCAGCGCCCTTGTATTCTATTACCGCGCCCTGTGTCGGGTTTGTAATAACTGTAGCCGCATCGGTCTTGATGGTCGCATCGTTAGCGAGAAGATGTACCACATCCCCAATGGCGAATTCCGAATCTTTATGAATCGTGGTATTAATCTGGGTCCCGGACAGGTCCGTCTGTTGCCCGCCGTTTAATGTCAGAAGAGTCTTATCCTTTATATTACCGGGAGATGTATAGAAGTTCACCGTGTTGAATGCCGCGATATTTTTCGCTGTAAGCCCAGTACCTCTCACGTTCAGCGTGTTTCCTTTGCCGACACTTAGCGCCCCGGCATTATTGATCAGGCCGCCGTAGAGCACGCCAAGCACGTTGCCGGCGTTGAAGTTCACGGTGTTGTTATCCGTGCTGAGGGTCATCATACCCGCAAGCGTTATATTGGATGAAAGCAGAACGTTGCCGCCATAAACGTCTTTAGCGCAGTCGCCGTCGATGTTCACTTCGTTGCCGCTGGCGCTCATCGTGAGATTTGTGGCGGTGAGCGGGGCATCCGTCTCGATAGCCGCCTGGCCACCGTAGACATCCACTGTGGATCGGTTCGTGGTAACGGTGTTATTATCGGCGGTCAATTTGGCAGAGGAAAGCGCAAGGGCCCTGGTGTCAGTGCCAAGATCCGAAATCTTAATTGCAGAGCGTCCACCGTAAAGGCCCGTGATACCAGTAGCTTTTGACACACTGGCTCCATCGCTGGCCGTATCCTGAACCGTCAGTGTATTACCGCTGGCATTCAGTACCGGCGAAGCGGTAAAGGAAAGACCCTGAGGCTTGGAAGCCGGCGTTTTTGTCTCGGATCCCGAGCTGTCCTTGGAACTTGATTCAGCAGAGCCGTTTGTAACGGTCATCTCAGCCGCGCCGCCATAAGCCCGGGCGAGCCCCGTAAAGGTGCTGCTCGCTGCCGTGTTGCTCAGGGTGACCTGGGCCGTGTTGCCCGTCACATCTGCCCGTGGGCTGACATCAAACGTGGTGTTATTTCCATAATTGACGATATCGAGGTTCGCCTTGCCGCCGCTGATGACGCCGACCGTAGTCCCGTCTCCGGCCGTACTGGCGGAGGCGTCAAAGGTACTGGAGAGGGTCAGTGTGTTGCCGCTGACGGTCATCGTTGGGGCATACTTTATTGTGTTGTCTGTCGTATAGGTGACTGCCGTTTCGCCTGATACCGGAGCCTTGCCGCTGGTGATGCTGGAAGCTGCCGTACCGCCGGAGTAGGTGCTCCCTTCGATGGACGCGACGTCGCCATTGCTGGTATCCGTGCTTGTGACCGTAGCCGTATTACCGGTAACCTCAATAGTGGGTATGAGGCTGACCGTGGATTTGGCGCTTACGTCGTCCAAATAGGTGAAGGATGCATTGCCGCCTTCGATGGTATCCACGGTTGTAGAACCAGCCGTCTCCCCAGATGCCGAACCCGCCGTGCCCGTGATGGTCTCCGTTACATTGATGGTATTGCTGCTGGCGGTGATGGTGAGCGCAGCGCTGTCGATATTGAAGGGTTGGGGAGTAACTGGCAGCGTTTTCTTCGAATCCGCCGGATCCGTCAGCACCGGCGCTGTATTGTTGATTCCGAAAGAGGCCGCGCCGCCGGTCAGTGTATAGCTCGTATCCAGTTGGCCCTTCGGCGCGCCGGTAATGTTTATGCTATTATTGATGGTGATTGCGTTGCCAGTACTCTCCAGGCGCAGATTTCCCAACGTCACATTGGCGTTGGTATTCATATTGCCCAGGCTGCCGCTGGCATTGCCGCCCATCGCTGTAAAGGTGGGAAGGGCAGCCTTTGGCAGGGCGCCCGATCCAGCCGCTGTATAGGTATATGCGGTGGTCAGATCCACATTGTTGTTATTGGCTGTAATCGCGCCGTTTTGCCAGGAAGCCGTATCCCGGCTTATGTATGTATTCGTCGTGGCGCCGACGAAACTCAGACCTGCCGTGGCCGAGCCGCCGTTAGCGGTGATAGTCGTAGCAGCAGACTGGTTGTTACCACTGCTGTCGACATTCCCCACCACTTTGATAGTATTGTGGCTGGCATCGGCATTCATGTTTTCCACGGTCATCGTCAATCCGTTGTCCGTGTCGGCATTGTTGTTGAAATTGTTTTGAGCCGCTACGGAGACGTCAGCCACACCACCGCTGACGACGCAGCCCAATCCCATATTCACCGGCGCGTAGAGGCCCATCTGTGCCGTGTTTCCGGAAGCCGAGGCCGTGTTGGAAGCGACAGTCGCCTCCATGGCGCCCTTGCCCTCCATGAGCAAGATATCCGAAGTAGCCGCGCCACCGGTCAGGGAGCTTTCCGTCACGTTGGAACTGATGTCTTCCAGCGTGATCGTGTTGCTGTTCGCCGCAGCGGAGCTCCTGACATTCTTCCAATTTACGTTGCTCGTACCATTTTGCGTCATCTCTGTCCGGGCATTGCCGCCATGCAGCATCATGGTCACAGTGGAGGCCTGGACGACAGTTCCTTGTTCATCCTGCTTGGTACTCTGCTCGATATTCTGTTCCACCTTCCTGACGGTCAGGGTGTTGCCATTGGCCTGGGCGCTATTATCAAGACCGTCCAGCTTCGAGTCCTTGTCATTCAGGAAGACAATAGCTTCCGCATGACCGGCCCTTACTTCCAACTCTCCCTCGGCCTCAATGTCAGTAGCTGCCTGGCCTTGGTCGTCAGTATTGAGTTTGCCACCAAGAATGATAGCGTCCAGCGTTTCCGTATTGTTGTCTGCGGTAGCCGTATTGATGATATTGCTGTATGTAGTATTCTGGTAACTCTCGGTGATTATGCTCACCTTACCATTCTTCTGGGGATCTTCGCTTTTCAGCTTCTCCATGGAAGAGGGAGACTGATATCGGGCCAGCGCGTCGCCGCCGCTCAGCGTGGTGGTCTGCTCCAGCTCGGCACTAACAGATTGGACAGTTTCTTCCAGATTCAGCGTGCCGACGGTGAATGTATTACCATCGGCGGAGGCAATGTTTGTATCGCTGTGGTCCACATAACTGCCCCTGGCGTTATTCAGGGCCATAGCCTGGCCACCGCCCGCCGTCACCATACTGCGGTACTCAATAGCCTGCCCCTGAGAGCCGTCCTGCCCCGTGACCTCAACTACCGGCTGCAGGTTCAGCGTGGAAAACGTTACCGTATTGTTATCGGCTATGGCCGACGCACGAACGGACTGCGCATTCCGTTTCCCCGCTGCGCCCTCGGTGCTCATCACCGAAGTCGCGGCGTAACCGCCCATAAGAGCCGATTTAAGTTCCAGGCCGGCTTCTGGGGAAATGGTTCCCGGGCTGTACTCAGTAACTTCCGGGATGGTCACCTTGCTGAAATCGGTGACGAAACGGAATGTAGAGTCTGCACCCGTACCCGTGACGGTATTGCCTGACGCTTCTGCACGAAGCACGCCGTTGCTACCGACAGGAGCATTCGTCAGTCCGGCATAGGCAAAGCCGCCGAAAGCACCGTACAGATTATCGTCGTCGGCGGTAACCTGGATGGTGCCGTTCAATACGAGGCTGTTCTGCGCGGCCGCCGCAGCAGCAAGAGCGTCGCGGTGGGAATAGCCGCCGTAGCCGCTGTTATTCAGTACACCGTTCACCGTCAGGGTACTGTTGGTGACAGAAACCGCCATTTTGTCCGGATTGACAGCGGCGCCGCCGGCGGCCTCGGTGGTGACAGGCAGCCCTGGATTTACGGTATACATCCCGCCAGATACGTCTCCGGTAGCGCTGTATGTGCCGGTGGTGGAGGAATCAGGATGAGCCAGCGCGATGGACGGGTACTGTCCAATCCCCACAAAGAGCAGGCCGGAGGCCAGCCCCACCGCAATCTTGCGGGACAGCGCGGTATAGTATTCTCTTCGTTTCGATATGTGTTTCATAAAATTGACCTGCCTCTCTAAAATTTTCGCAAATTATTTCAAGAAAATTTTCTCGATTTTGCAAGCAGATTGACATACTGGCTGCAAGAAATCGCAAATCCTCCCAGCTTTGCCGGGATATTTTACTACAATAGTACCTTCCCTTTTTAAAAAACATGCTATAACTAGCAACAGGCAACTCGAGGGGCTAATGGGGCTATTTTGTTATAGCCCCTTATGTCTTTAAATATATATTACTATTATTATATCACAGGTTATTTAATTTGTCTCAAAATATTGCGGAAAGCGGGACGCAGAAATGAGAACCGATTGATTCCAAACGGGGAGCAGGTGACTGAGGCAGTTAACCTCAGTTCATTTTAAAAATTAATTGAGAGAAACACCCATAATTTAAGTTATGAGAAAGGCATGTTTTGGCAAAAATAAATAAAATTTCTCTTTGATTAAATCTCACTCCGTATCCATAATCATAACATTTACCCAGCATACATAGCGCCTCGGGATATTCTTGTAAAGCGGATTTGCGATACCAATTAAGCGCTGAAGCAATATCTTTTTCGACACCGTCACCTCTATAATAACAATCCCCAACCAGGAATTGCGCTTTTGCTTCACCCTTTATTGCACGCTTTAACAGTTTTTCAAACTCATTTCTAGGTTTATTAAAACTATATTCCATAGAAAATACCTTCCCCCGATGTTTATAGCACTGACGGCAGAGAAGGCTGAACTAAACTCTGTCGCCGGTGCCGAAAAGTGCGAGATACCGATGCGCCATCGCCGGTATTACTTCTTCTGCTTTGATAGAGCCGCACTTTTACACATATTGTCAAACAACAGACTTAATTATACTCTTTGTAAAGGGCATTATGACTGACTGAAAACGCAAATGTATAACACGTACAAATCGTGATTTGTGTGACTAAGATTAATGAATTATGTAGATTTTTATTAGTTATACGATACGACGAAAATGGAGTATCGTATAACTGACAAATTGTTGTTTATCTCAACAAATGTTGCTTGTTTTTCGTGTTTCGTTTATAATAAATAATATAAAATGGATACCCATTGAATTTTTATTAAAAAGGGGGATATAGTATGCCAATCAACAAAAACGAAATCACAAAAGAAATGATTGAAAAAGCCATGCAGTGCAAAACTGCCGATGAACTGATTGCGCTGGCAAAGACCGGCGGTTATGAGCTGACAAAAGAGGAAGCGGAAACGTATCTGGCGGAACTGGCCGACTATGAACTGGACAGCAGTGAAATAAAGAATATAGCCGGTGGTAAGTGTTATATGAGAACCGACCTGGATGATTGGTTTTGCCCAGATAGAAAAGGCTGCTCCATTTATTGA